ATCTCTGCCCAATCCGACTTCATCTTCTTGATCGCCCGGAGCTCTTGGATCTTCCGGAAGATGGGACGGGTGATGAGCTCCTTCCCCTTGAGGTTTTCAATTGCAGCGTCGTCGAGAGTGGCGATCTTCCCACCGGGCGTCCGCTTCCAATTGATCGGGAGCTTCAGGTCGTCGTAGAAGAACGCCTTCATCTGCTTGGATGAGTTGACGTTGAGGGGGTGGCCGCAGACCTTGTCGAGCCACTCCTGGCGCCGTTCGATTTCCCCTTGAAGGTAGACGGAAAGACGGGCCTTTTCCTTGAGGTCGATGCGGACCCCACGGATCATGCAGTCGAGGACGGGAAAGAACAGGGCTTGCTGGAACTCCTCGACGGACTGGAGTCCCCGCTCGATGATCGCCTTTGACTCAGCCTCTCCGACCTCGCGAGTGTATGTGCAGTCGCGGCAGTTGTACGCCCAGAGGTCTTCGAGGGTCTCATGCTTGTTGGCTTGCACGCTTCAACTCCTCTTCCAGTTGTTTGATTCGTTCGAGGGCGGATCGGAAAGTCCAAGACCTTTCCCGCGGGTTGACCGGGCAGCTTGGATGATCTAGGTCAACCAAATATTCGTTCAAGTTGAGCCCCGCGTAAGCAGCTACAGCAACGACTTCTCGGGCCCCCGGCATAACCCCTAACGTTTTCATGCGGGTCAGACTCGAGGAGGGTATTCCCAACTCTCGGGCAGCTTGAGCCGAGCAAACCCCAAGCCCTACACAGGCCACTTCGAAGTCAAACATGAAACGAGTTAGGTCAAGTTCCCAACGACCTTTTCGCGCACCCATGGTACTAACCTCCCTCTTTCCACGTCTCTTTATCCGGCTTCCAGTTCTGATACCACTCAGCGTACATTGAAGCCTGAAAGGCCAGACTTTTCGGCAACCCCGCCCACAAAACGTGTTGGCTGATCATGGTATCTTGCTTCACGTTCGGGATAAAGCCCCATCTGCGGTACGTATACTGCGCGTCGTACAGCAGATTTTGTCCCCGCACCCAGCAGTTGGGGTGTGTTAGGAGCCGGTATAGGGCCAAGAGGATCTGGGCCTCCTCTTCCAAAAGCCAGTACCCAGAGCGATCCTCGGGGATCATAAACGGGATACAAAGGGCTTCCGTCTTCGTCCACGAGAGGCCGCAGCAGCTGATGTGACCCACTTTCGTCTCTAAGTCTAAATCGATCCATGCTGGCTCCGAGTTTATGCACGCTTGAAGAGCTCCCAGAGTGTTAACCACGTCTGAGAAAGAGGGGCGAATGCAGAATTGCCAGTTCGGCTTGGGAGTGGGGCCGCTCCGCAACTCTTTGCAGGCCCGCTTGAGGTCGAGGATGGCGACAGCGCGCCAATCCCACATTCGGAGGACGGCGGCAGGATGATATGTGGGCGTACAGCAAACTTTCATTCCAGCTCCTCTAGAAACGCTTTTCTCGCTGCGACCGCTTCTTCGAAAGAGTTAAAATACCCCAAGAACTTTTTTACTCCGTGCCGTGCAACCCTAGCCCTCCACCGTCCAGCTTGCTTATCAAACCCAACTCCCAAAAACCTTCTGTTGGCGTTTTGTTCTGTTCGATCCGCCCAGTGACAATTCGTAGGAGTATAATCTCCATCATTGTCGTATCGATTAAGAGTCTCTCCCTCTCTAGGGTCGCCTAAATCTGCGTAGAAGTTTTCTATGCTATCCCACCTAGCACAAATTTTAATGCCTCGCCCCCCATAATTTTTCCAGTCAGGGTGATTGGGGTTCAAACAGCGCTGCCTCATATTTTGCCAAGAATTTCTAATCCTTTCGCTTATAGCCATTGTTTCATCTCCTCGGTGTCAACTTCTAGCAACGAGCCCCTCCATTTTACTATAGAGGAGTTTCCCGTCAGTGCCCACATCGCAGTTCCTCCCAGAGCTACAATGACCTTAGGCTTTACCAGTTCTATTTCTTTAATTAGCATGCCGAACCCTTCTTTAACAATAGGGTCGACAAACTTGTCCCGCAGCTTTACCATACGGCCCGTAATGCTTTTCTTGTCTTCTGGGATCCAGGCGGTGATGTCATTTCGTGGGGGCCTCGCGTTGACTACGTTAGTGCAATAGCATTCATTCCTCAGGATGCCCGCTTCCTGCAGCATCCGGTTGAGTTCTTGCCCTGAGGCGCCGGAGAAGGGGATGCCGGATTTCTCTTCCGTCTCTCCCCAGGCTTCCCCGACGATCATTATGTCGGCGTCAGGGCGCCCCTCACCCATTCGAACCATGTTGTGCCTCCCTCTGTTGAGCCCGTTCCCGGATCAGTTTGCACTTCTCACACACTCGGGACTTCCGCCCGAGGATAAACACCACCTTCGAGCCGATGACGTCGGAAGACTTCCCGCACCCAGCGCAGAGGAATTTGGAGTAGGTCATATACGTTTGTCCTGTTGTCCGGGCACGGGGATTGCCATATTGGGAATGGCCCACGCCGGGGCGGGATGGCCCCATTCCGGGGTTTCCGGGTCGAGCTTGTGGGGCATACGCTACTCGACCGTCGGGGCCGCGATGGATACGTTTGTAATCCCCGGGTTGTTTACGTTTAAATCAGCCCGCACCGGCGGAAGGCCTCGAGCAGGTACGGATCGGGACTCTCCTGCCTCCGATACCAGTTCGCATACCCCCTATCGGCAGCCTCGATGGGTTGGCCGCGGAACTTCCCGAAGGTGAAGATCTTCGGCACCCGTGCCTCTTCCGAGTAAGCATACAATTGATTGAAGTCCTTGATCCCCTTCTCCGCGATGATGACCCGTAGGACCTCTTCGCAGAAGATCACGTCGGCGGTAGCGCTGTGGGCGCTGCGCAGCCTTTCCCGCGTCTCCTTCGAGGCGCCTTGAGTGAAGTAAACGAGCGAGGTGAGAGTATGAGAGTCCAATTGCGGCCAGAGGTCCCGCGCCATAGCAAGGGTGCAGATGCGACGCGGTTCCTTCGGAGCCCCTACCGCGGTCCAATCGAAGTCGATGTTGTGCCCGATCCAAAAAGGGACGGACGACAACGAAGCGCAGAAGGCGCTTTTGTCGAACGGAGGAAGACCGTCGAGTTCTTCCGGCAGGATGTGGTGCGCGGCAAGGGCGCCCCAGCGGAGCTCTCCGGTGTAGCCGTAGAGGGAGCGGACAGCTGGGTCGATCTGCTCGAGCGGATCAAAGCAGAACTCCCGGTACGACGACTCCACGACCTCGCAGGTCTTCGGCTCTTTGTCAGTAGTCTCCGTGTCCATGATGATGGAAAGCATGTTACGCTCCTGCTCCGGATGAAATGAGGGAGACTTTCCAGGCCTGGAGCGGCAGGGACAAGTCGCGGTTGACGGCGGGGTAGTCGAAGGTCTTGGTTTCGGTGTACGAGCCCTTCGACACGGTGACAGAGAGTTGGAAGTTGGCTTCGGTGACGTTGACGGTGAAGCCGGCGTCAGCGAAGATCGCGGCGATGCCGGGGGAAAGGCGGGGGAGATCGGGGTTCATCGGTTGGTCCTTGGGACGTAGCCGGTGGGGACGTACTGCGAGACGTCTTCGCCGGGACAGTTGTCGAGGTTGGTGCCACGGAGCTTCTCCAGGCGATTCGCGGCGATCCCTACCGCGGTGGGGTCTTGCTCGACGCCGGTGACGATGGCGGATAGCGCATGGCCAGCTTCAAATACCGGTCCGCTACCGCAGAAGGGATCAAGTACCGCCATCCCAGGCCTAACGCTTCGACGCAGAAGTTCTTGGATGAGTGCGACCGGCTTCTGCGCTGGGTGTCCAAGGTTTTCATCTGGAGCCTGTGTAATCACATCCCCTGCGAGGATGGTGGATTTCAGTTCCCCGCGGACCGCGTAGAGGATGCACTCGTACTTCCGCTGTGGCCCCTTGTCCGGCCAGGGTGCCCTGAACGCCGCGGGCTTGAACCAGATCAGCGGCGTGCGGAAAACTTTCCAATTTCCCGCCTCGACAAGTGCCTTGAGAGCGTGAAACTTGTCGAAGTCGCAGAATAGGTACATGTGGGCATCGGGCTTCGCGAGACGAGAAAGCTCGGGGATGGCACGACCCATGAGCCAGTTCCAGCTCTCGGCACTGTCATCGTAGAAGTGGTCGCCCGAAGAGCCTCCGGTCCTGCCGCCGCCGTCACCGAAGTCGTCTGCCCCCATCCCATAAGGCGGATCGGAACAGATAACATCGAAAGAGGCCGCGGGCTGCGATGCCATCCAGTCGAGACAGTCAGCTTGAACAAGACGGTGTTGGCCACTGAGGTGCTCCTTTCCCATCTTCGCGGCGACAGCGGCGTTGCGCTCCGCTTCCTCGACTCGCTTCATCGCCTTGAAGGCTTCGGTCTGGGTCTTCGCGTTCTTGACCTCTGGGCGATGGAGGTTGTTCGCGAGGATGAGGGACTCGCGGACGGAGTTGGCATTGCCCTGTGTCGCCTTCCCCCGGAGTTCCTCGGCGAGGTCGATCGGCTTCGGGGCGGGCAGGCCCTCGCGAGCGGCCTTGGCGGAACGGAGTTGCATCAACTCTGCTTCCGCGGTGACGCGCTCTTGCCACGTCAAGTCGCTGCGGCGGATGTTCTCTTCGAGTTCGAGTTCCTTCGCTTCGAGAGGGTCGAGATCGCCGAGATTGACGATGGGGACGGACCCCGGGCCGATCAGGAGGCCCTCGAACTTGAGACCCCCGCCGAGGTCGTAGATTTCCCGGATGGCGCGGAGGCGCCGTTCGCCTGCGACGAGTTCGTAGCCGCCGCCAATGTGCGTCCGAACGACGATGGGAGACATGAGCCCCTTCTCCTCGATCGAGGACTTGAGCTCCTGCATCTTCCCCTCGTCGAACTCTTTACGCTGGCGGTTCTCAGCGATGGTGATGAGGTGTTCGGGGACGAGTTTCATTCTGAGTACCGCTCGTTATCACGCTTGAACTGTTCCAGCTTTTCCATCTGAGCTATGCTTCTTGGAAGGCCGGGTTTGTCCTTTGCAAAGATGAAAGAGGGATGACCATTTATCTCAGAGTAGCCGCAATCGTCGCACCCCCACGAGAGGTTATCGTCCCACAAGTTGTTTGACCCGCATCGTTTGCACGTCATTTCAGCTCTCCCGGTGGCTCAGCCCACCCTTGTCCGCCCGCGCCAGCGCCGCCTCCCCCGAGAACTTCTCCGGGAAGCGCTTTTCCAGCTTTGCGATGTTCTGCTTCGCGATCTGGTGCATCGAGACACCGAGGTGTTCGGCCGCGAGAGCGACGTACCACAGCAAGTCCCCGACCTCTTCCACAAGGTGGGCGTGGATTTCCTCCGTCATCGCCTTGCCGTATTGGTGCATCCGCTTGACCTCGGTCATGCACTCCCCACCTTCGGTGAAGAACCCTTCGCAAGCGTGGACGAGGCCGTCGAGCTGGGATTGGTCCTGGGGAGCCGTGCGGAAGGCGGCGGCTTGGTACTCATTGAAGTTCATGTGTGCTCCTTTTTGTAGCTGGCAAGATCGTACCACTCTTTGCGAATCTTGCCCCACTGTTCCGAAATCTCTGCCCACTTCTGGGCGAGACGCCAGTGAGAAAAAGCAATCCCCAAGAGGATGCCGAGGATGAAACTGATAACAGGGTCCATGTTACTCTCCCTGGAAAAGGAGGACCCGAAGGCCCTCCCACACACGATCAGGCGTGCTTCGCGACCGACACCGGGTTCTCGAAGTAGTCGCCCGAGCCTTCCGGGTACTCACGGTGGCCGATCTTGACCGTGATGACCTGCCCACCCAGCATGCGGATGTTGAAGGGCTGGCCCGGCTTGTTGTTGTCGGTCGCCTCGCGGTACTTGCGGAGCTTCCCGTTCTTGCCGGGCGCCATGTCGATCGCGCCTTGGGGGGTGAGGTCGAGCATGATGGAGTCCTTGACCGTCAGGGTCGGCTCCCGCAGTCCCGACGCTTCCGCCACGTCGGCGGGGAGGTCGATCGTCAGGGGCACATCGATGGCGATGCCGGACTTGGTGGGGTCCTTCGGGGAGACCCACTCGCGGGTCGTCAGGTCGCCGATGACGGCGGTGTAGTCGCCGACGGGAATCGGGGGGCGCTTGACGGATTCTTCGGTCGTCGTGAAGTCGAGAAAGGTACTTGCGTCGAATTGAGACATGGTTAGTCGTCCTTGGTTGCGGTTGTGCCGGGAGTTACTTGAGGTTGGCTCTCCGTCCCGGCGGCGGGGAGGTTCTTGCTTTCATCGGGGGCCGTTGTCGTAAGTGGAGGCGAGTCCTTGTAGCGTTTGCCCTACGGCAGACATCAATTTCGTTTGAGCTTCCAGCAAGAGAGTGCGGTTGTCGTCCCCTCTCTTTTTGTAGCCAGCTTCCATCCCGGATGAATAGCCTCTGTGGTATCCCTCTTGCCGAGCGGCCTCGATCAGTGCGTATACTTCCTTTGTGATTCTCACACCACACCCCCTCTCGACTTCCACTTTTCGATGATCGTTCCGAAGTCGGGGCGGTTCTTCGCCGCGATCGGGAGGTTCCGGGTCTTGAGGTCCGCGAGGGCATTCTCGGTGTCCCAGAAGAAGTCCTTCCCGAGACGGGTTGAGAGGACTACGTCGGAGAACATGGGGGGAATCTTCGGAGCCAGCTTCGCCCCTAGGGTTGAGACGGTGATCTTGCTTGTGCCTCCGAGAGGGTCTGGCTCCCGCTCAACGTGGCTGAGCAAAACAAAATGGCAGCGGCAAGCATCACACAGCCGTCGTAGGGTACCTTCAAGAATGTTTTGAGCAAGTCCCCAATCTTTTTGATCTTTATCGAATTTCCCTCCGACGACTGCAGACATTGCAGCAACTCCCATTCCTGTGAGGCCGTCAATGACGATAGCTCGATTTGTGCCCCAAGAATCCACGGCCCCCAATTTCTCTCCGTCATCAGTTGTGACATCAACGAAGTTGCGGAGGAATTGTTCGTATTGGTCATACTTGCTCCGGGCGGTGTCGGTTGTCTTCTTGAGGGCTTCGTAAGAGAGTTGGTTGACCTGTTTCACGCTCCCCGCCATCTCCGACCAACTCGCAGTCGCCTGCTTGATGGTGCAGAACTTCACGTGGTCGGGGACAGGCTTGCCGCGGTCAGTCCAGTAGCCCCGGAGGGATTCCGTCCCCGCTTCGAAGGCAAAGAAGACGACCTCGATTCCCGTGTCGGCGAGGGTGCCGATGGAATAGGTCTTCCCCGTGCCCGTGGGGCCCATCAGCAAAACATTTACGCCCGGTAGTGCGGATTCGTTCATTTCGGAGTGTCCTTATCTAAAGTAATAACCCGTTGTGTTTGCTTGCATCTGCTCAAGCATAGACGGGAAGCCAAAACTCCCTGACTACCTTGGCCCACATCCCAGTGAACTCGCCGTAATCCCAAGTGTCGGGATAATTTGCGCTCCTTTTTAGCCATCCGATTTGGATCAACCCGGCCGCCTCCCCCACCGGGCTATCTGCCCTGCTGGCGAGGTCGCGGAGGCGGTCGATGGACTCCAGCTTTGAGGCAATCATGCCGAGGACGGTTCCGGCGCAGCCGCTCAGGGTCGAGTCGTCCATGTCGGCGTAACCAGCGAGACCGGTCAAGCGGCAGACACGGCGCAAGCGTGCAGCCAAGAAGTGCTCTTCGTTCATGCTCTACCTCCAAGTTGGTCACGCAGGTCGGGCGGGTAGCGCAGCCATTCGTTCCTGCAGTCGGCGAATCTTTGCAGGAACTCGTTTGCCTGAGGCCGCGTGCGATGCTCCCAGGCCTTCTCCATCTCGATCAGGCGCGCGATTTCCTCGTGGCACGCCTCAATTCTCTTGAGGGTCGCTTTCCTCATCGCTTCTCTCCCGTCCCCGCTCCCTGGGAGGGAGCTGCAGGAGTGGCGGGTCGCTTGGCGCGCCACTCCGCGATACGCTGTTCGGCGACGGCCGGATGCTGGTCGCGAATCCTCTGCTCGGTCTGGGCGCGCGCGGCTTCCATTTCGGCGGCCGGGATCATCGCCACCATGTCTTGCCAGTGGACGTTGGTCAGCATCCAGCTCTCCTGGTACGCTGCATCGTGAAGGTTCGCGAGACGCAGCATTTCGATCAGCGCGAGGTGTTCGGCGACGGTACTCATTCCGAGGCCTCTTTTTTGCCCATGCGAGCCGTCGCGTGATCCACCAACTGTCCGTCGCGGAAGTAGTTCTTTGCGATGGCCTCGTAGACTTCCTTGTCGCCGCCTGTCGCCGCTTCATTTGGGGTGCGCACCACCTCCGCCCCCATGACTCCCTGCACGGCCGGAGCCGCAAGAGCCGCATCGATCACGGCAGGGTCAACAGGCGAAACGCGGGCGTGCTTCTCGTTGTTGCCCAGGTCGCAGTTCGGCCCCCACTCTTCGTCGCACTCGGACGCCGGCCGGTCGCCGCATGCGCACATCGCCTGCACGCTCGCCGAGGCAGTCGTCTCCGAGCCCGCGTGGGTGGCGTAGAGCAGTGCGCCATCAGGCAGGTTCTCAATGCCCTTGAGCCCATCGATGTGCCACGTCTTGGACTCGAAGTAGCTGCCACGGCTCCAGTGCCCGCCTGATACGCGAACCCTTGCCACCGGCTCTCCCGCCACCGCATCTACAGCAGGGAGATACCGTTCTCGTGCAATCCGATCCTTCCGAATGAAGTGTTCCACTTCCGCCTTCGTGAAAATGGTATCGGGGATTTCGGGGAGGTCATTCGACATGGCTAACCCTCGCATAAGGATCTTGTACCCACCGCTGAAACTTTCCATCAGGGGTTGCGACTCCCGAGCAGGTAGCTGCCCGAAACCCTTCAAGGTGCCAAAAGGTTCCTTCGGGGGATTTTGACCAGTTCAGGTAAACTCGTTGACCTGTTTCCATTGCTTGTTGAACAGCCAGTACTTCTATCTCAGTCATTCCTTACTCCTTTCCATCGCCACTTCAAACTCGTGCCGCAACAGCGCCTCGTTCGCCCGGAGGAACTTTTCCCCCTGCTTCCACGCCGTCTCGGCACAACCGGAACTACCTCCCCAAAGCAAGTCGACGAGGAAACTCCCGCCTCCGTGCTTTGGGCAGGGCACGTGGGCAGCGTGCCAGTCCCCGCCCGCCCGAACGATCCGTCCCCACACTTCTCCACACTTTGGGCAAAGGAAGGCGGCACTCCACCATTGGTCGCCGCAGAAGCCTGAGGCGAGGTGGGAGGTGCCGAGGTAGACGGAGGTGGGGGTCACAATGACCTTCCCAACTTAAGGCGAGCCGCTAGCTTATTCATCCGTTCGACGAATTTAGCTACAGCAGCTTCGTCCCTGATCCACCTGAAATCGCGCTTCACAATGATCGCCGCCCAGGTCGCACGAAGGGATTGCTCCCAGGCTTCGTACTGAAGTTTTCGTTCAATCACAGCTTCGTCTCCTCTCGTGTCACTGGGTCCCACCGCCTCCGCTCAAACCCCGTCTCCAGCCACGGCGTCGGGTCTTGGCTCAAGCACACTTGTTTGAACACGCACCCACCGAACGCGTTGCAGCTCTCATCGAGGTTGTAGTCGAAGAACCCTTCTTCCCACATCCTCTGCATCCGCTGGATGTCCCGGCAGGTCTGCTCCAGCCACCGATCGATCATCCACGGTGCCCTATACGTCACTGTCTGGGCGTGGTCATATCCCCGCTTAAGAATTGACACACCGCGCACGAGCATCCCATCGATAGGGTAGCCAGATGCTCGAGCACCCCAGCAGTATCCGCTGAACTGTGCTCGCATTTCCCACTGTCTTGGCCAGGTTGCTCCGAGTTGGGAGGCAGTCTTATCATCTTCACCGAACCGTCCTCCTGCGTAGTCGACGACCATGTCGAACCGTCCGCTGTATAGGAGCGGGTTGCCAGTAGTCGGGTGGTGGATTGGTAGAGGCTCAAGGAAGGAAAACTCAATTCCGCGCTTGCCGCTAGGGAAAGTGCTGGGGACGGCATTGTCTTCCTCCAGTTTCCAGGTGTCGAAGTAGTAGACGAGAGCCCCGCACATCCGCTCGGGGCCCTTGACGGAGTCTTCGGGGGCTTCGAACATGCCGTAGAAGTCGAGGAGGGCGCCGAGGCCGATCGCGACGGACTTTTCGGGTGACTTCCCCTCGACGTAGAAGGCTTCCCGCGCCGCCTCCAGACCGTGGGCGAACGCGCCGCCGGCATGGAGATGGACGTTGGGGGCCTTTGGTTTCCAGTGCTGTAAATATTCCAGCTCGAATTTTCGGGGGCAGGAACGGAACGCCGACAACGCGGAGTTGTCGAGGGTTTCCGGGAAGGGAGGGCGAGTGAGCACGTCGCCTCCTCAGAACGGGATGCCGTCGTCTTCATCTGCGACGAACACAACTTCCACTTCCCCCGGATCGTGCGAAATCGCGAGGAGGTTTTGAATCCTCCCTCGCAGCTGGTTCTTGAGGTGTTCCGCCTTCGCGTCGACATCGACGATTGCCTTTTCGAGTTCGGCGACCGCCTGCCCCCGCATCGCATCCCGCGATGGGAGTTCGTAGTCGACTTCGACCGTCACTTCACACAGACGAATCCACCCTTGCGACGTCATATCGGCGCCGTGGTAGTCCAGCCACACCTGCTGCTCGGCCCCTTTGACGTACTCTTCGGGGTTGACCAACCAAACCGTTTGTTCCTTAACGTACTTCATTCTCTCGCCTCTTTACTCAGTTCCTGGACAACCCAGGGGAAAGGAGCGTCCCGCGCCCCTTTGCTCTCAGCTGTCGAGCTTCGCCCACTTCGCGGTGTACCGTCCACACCACATATCGTCCTTGACGTTTGGCCAAGCCGCGAGGGGCGTTGGGATCTGGATCGCACCGCCGGAAATTTCGTTCCGCTGCGTCATCATCACAACGGTCAGTTGCGGTGAAGATTCCCGGCAGCTCCCTTCGTCCGCCTGCGTCTCGTGCCGGTCGAAAAACTTGCAGGTTTTGCACGTCGGCTTCTTGAGGAGGAGTTCGGCCATTATGCTGTTTCCTTCGTTTGCTCGGTTTCCGTGTCTTCGACGAGGTCGCCAGGGCGGATGGGGGTCAACGAAGTGTCCGCAAAAGACACTTCGTCCGGAGCTTCCATAGAGCGTGTTTCGCCTGCGGCCCAAGAAGCCCAACACTTGAATTTGTGCTGCGGCATCACCCACCAAGAAGGACTGCTATGATCGGCAGTTGCATCTGCTACAACGGTTCCGAATCGGCCGAGATTCTCCGGGAAGCCGTCTAGGCTAACCCCGGTGACGACAACCAAATCCCCCACCTTGCACCGCATCACATCATCTCCGACAGCAGGTCATCCCCGCTCACATTGAGCACCGCGGCCTTCGCCGCTCGGCTCGTTGCCTTCGTCGCACTTGCCGTTGCCGCGCTCATGCGATCCGCTCTCAGCAACTTGACCGCCTCGACCATCTCGTCGACGCTCACCTCTTGCCCTTGCGCCATCTTCTGTCGCATCAGGTTCAACTTGCTCCCCGTTTCAGGACTCACCATTTTCCATCTCCTTCAAAAAGTCATTCCCTGTTGCCTCGATGCGCCGAAAGAACTCTTCAATCCTCTCGACAAAAAACCGTTGGTAGGCCCCCTTTGGTACCTTCCCCAGCCGATCGCTCGTGAGGAACTTCTCCAACTTCTCCAGCGTCGGTTGCGGGAGGGAGATCGTGAGAGGGAGCGTGGGGGTGATTAAGCGCCTTGGGGGCATGGTCATTCCCGTTGATAATGTTGACGTAATATACGGGAATATCCCGCCGCCGTCAACCCAGCAATTCGACTTACAAATTGCCCTTCGCCGCGACCTTATAGCCCTTCGCCGCCATGCACTGCTCGAAGGCGTCGTGCTGGAGCTTGTGGCGCTCGAGGATGGCGACGGGGGCTGTTACGACCCACATCGAATCTGCGCCCTTCCGTGCCTCTTTCGCTTCCGCCTTGCATCCCGCAAGGTCGACCGCCGATGCTGCGGGGTCGTGGAAGGTGGAGCAGCCGGCGAGTGCGGCTGCGAGAATTGCGATTGCTGCTTTCACGGTTCGTCTCCTTGCGTGAATTTCGACGTTCGCCCCCGGGAGCGGGCGAGGAGGGAGGACTCCCGGGGGCACGTCAGGTAGGGTCAAACCCTCGGCACCCACCCGCGTCTGCGTTGCGTATCGCAGCTCGTTCCGCGGGGTCTTGGAGCGGGATAGGAGAATCGAACTCCTTTGACTAGCTTGGAAGGCTAGGACACAACCAATAGGCCAATCCCGCGAAACTGGTGGACCCTTTAACCTCGGTCCAGGAGGCACCGCAGCGAAGGCCAAAACGCTTTGGTGGAGGAGGGAATTAGAACGCCTAATTCCGGATACTTCAGCTCAGACCAAAGCCTGCACTGCTAATTCCCTCCCCATACCACCGTTACTGTTTCGGGAAGCCGCGAATCGCATGGCGCTTCCTGTCCGGGGCAGCTCGATGGTATGGGGAGGGCCCTCTTTCGAAGGCCCGACAGCTTACGCCATCATTTCGTTCAGGGCGGCATCGCCGTCCACGCCCGAGTCCTTGCTCGCCTTCTCCGCTTCCAGCCGCGCGATGATCGGGGCGGTCTTCGTGCCCGGCGCGCGGAAGGCGGCGTAGAGCTTCTGGCGGGTGAGGCCAGATGCCTTGCCGGCTTCCAGCTTCTTCTCCAGGAAGTCCTTGACGAAGGCCACGTCCTTGCCAGTGGCTTCGCACAGCGCCTTGATGACCACGCTCGCGCCGGAGAAGCCGTCGCTGGCACCGCGCTCGATGCCCCACTCGCCCTTGGAGAGGCGCTCGAGGATCGCGTCGACCGCCAGGACCATGTCGCCCACTTCCTTCTCGCCTGCGGTTTCGTCCCCCACCTTCTGCGCAATCCCGTGGGCCAGGAGCTTCAGCGCCAGGGGATCGGTCAGATCCACCGTGATGCTGCGGGTATCGCCGTTCACGAAGTCGAATCGCACCGTCGCACTCGTCCCGTTCTCGCTCGTTTCCTTGATCATGCGGCGCTTGCCGACGAAGTCGACCGTGCGGCCGTCTTGCATCGTCACCTTCTGCACCACTGGAGCTGCCTTCGCGGGCTTCGCTTCTGCTGCCGTCGTCTCGTTGCTCGTTTCGCTCATTTCCAGTATCCTAACTTGGTTGGTTGTGTCGGGTCTTGATTGCGGGGCGCCCGGCTATTCCCCGTGAGGTTCGATTATCGTTGAGCCGCGTTTGGTGTCAACCCAGCAATCCCCGCGCCCCTCACATCTTCCGGGTTACCTTTCCCCCTCTTGATCGAGGACGACGAGGACTCCCTGGAATTCCTTTGCGTCGACGATCAGCTCCTCCCCTTCCAGGCAGTCGCAGGTCGCTTCGACGAAATTCTTTACTTCGTCGCTGCAGCCGCACTTCAGGCAGATGTGCTCGTGCCAAAAGGCGGCTTCGGAGATTTTTTCTCTGAGGGTCATTGCCATTCCTCGACGGGGGCTCTCGCGTCGAACGAGCCCTTGTAGCAATCGGCGCACTTGTACTGGTGCGTAAAATCGTTGTACCAGAGAGCCCTGTGTTTGCACACGCTTTCAGCGCGCGGCTCAACCAGTGGCCATCCATGAGCATCCTTTGCCACCTTCGCTCCCGTCAGCCCCGCCATATCGTTCGCGATCATCTCGACATCTTTGATCGTGCGATAGTTCGTCGGCGTCAGCCCGTGGGCCGACTTTGCCCACTTCGCCTTTTTTTCCTCTTCCAGCGCCTTCCTGAGCCGCGGGCTCTCCCAGCCCCACAGCCCGTCGGCCCCCGGTTGCTTGTCTTTCGGGATTCGTTTTCCGAAGTCCATGATTCTCTCCTCAAGTTCTCGCCAAGTGGCGAAGTTCTAGCACCTTGGCCCGGAAGATTCCAGGCCTCCACACACGAGTCTTTCGTTCCCACTCGGCGTATTGAGCTTTTGCAGCCTTTTCAAGGATGTAGATGACCCATTGAGTAGCCATCAACCCTTCCCGATCGCGCACCAAACGGAGATACTCATCTTCCATCCGATTGCGAGCGGTTACCAGCTCGCGCAGGCGTCGCTCGTTCTCTTCTGGGGGCACTTTCCGTCCCATATTCTCTCCTCTGTCGTGCATGATCGCACTGGAAAGGCCGAAGCCTCTCCGCTGAGATCAACTCACCAGCACCCCGAAAGCGATCAGCCCCGCCGCGAGTGTCAGCGCTAACCTCTCTTCCGCCTTCCACGGCTCATTTAGTTTCACGTCCTCCATCAACAGGTAGACGAGGAACAACAAGGCGCCCCAGAACAGCCCTTCCACCACGATCCCAAAGGTTGACTTCACAGCAGCCTCCCCTTCTTATCCCACAGCCGCACCCTCACCCCCGTCTTCGTGTGGCGCAGGTGAAACCGGAGGTTCCACAAGGCACTTCGCTGGGGGCTCGTGACCGCATACAGGAATCCGTCAGCGGTAATCCAGGTCAACTGATACATAGTGTGCACCTCGTTTCACTTGGGAGTTATCCCCGAATCGTAATGTCGTTCATCGTGCCAGCCGCTTCCACCTCGCGGGTGAAACCCAGCCCCCTCACGCAGTCCGGGCAGAACCGCGAGAACAGCTGCTTCACCTCGCAGGTGTGTTGCCCCTGCGCCGGCCAATCGCCGTTGCTCGCGATTGCCTGCAGCCGTCTCGCTCCGCTCGAAATCTTCGTTTCGCACATGAAGATCCCTTCGAGGTTCTCCCGCATCGACCCGCAGCACTCGCAGGTCGTCTGCGTTATCATCGCGATATATCCTGTGAACTCGAAGGTCTTTTCATTCGACCAGTCCGTGTGCCTCCGCATAGCCGGCGCTTTCTGCCCACACTCGACCGCGGTTGCCTTCCTCCGATTGCCGTTGCTCGGCCAGGGAATCTCCACCCCCAAGTCCGCCAGCAAGTCATCCGCATCAAAAGAATCTGGATTGCGCGACATTGTTCCTCTCCTTCAGATGCCACAAATTGGGCCGCTTCCGCCTCAGGGACCAGTATTGCCGTCCCTCCCGCATACACTCCCTGAACGCCTCATCGAAGATTAGCTTCAGCAGCGCCTCTTCGGTGAGGTTTCGTCTCAGCGAAAGTGTGCACCTCGCTCTGCTCGGCTGGGTCACAAGATGACCTTGAGCAGGATCGCCGTGAGGATCGCTCCCCAGCACCCGCCTGCGATATACCCCAGCCAGAACCCGGCCCGATACTCGCTGAACCCTGCCACCGGCAGAAACCTCGGGCGCATCTGCTTCGGCACTCTCAGCCCATCCCGCACCGGAATATACGGCCGGCGGATCATTTCACCCTCCGTGCATCATCCACCTTGAAGGCTTCGATCAGTTCCCTGATCTCTTCCGCGCGAATCCCCACCTCACTCACGAGGTAGATGATCCATTCCTTCGCGGGATCGCCTTCCTTGAGCCCCGCTGCGTGCCCGATCAGCCCTGCGGCCGCGATGAACTTCCTCACCCCGGCCGGGCCTTGTTCTGCCCTTCTCAGGGCAATCAGCGTATCCATTGAGTTCATCACAGCGCTCCCAGAAGCTCATCGTCGAAGATATAGTCCGGTTCCAGCCCGAACTCTTCCTCGCACACTTCCTCGGGGTCATCCCCGTTCAGGATGCGCTCGCGTGCCTCTCCCAGCATCTCGTCGCACTCGCTATCGCTCGCTCCGTCGCGGCGCTTCAGTATCTCACGAATCGTTTCCATTTTTGGCTCCTCAGCCCTTTCCCTGCCAATCGCAGGAGGATAGACAGTCCCGCTGCCCATCCCTCTTCGATCAGAAATCTCCACGCGGCTTCACCTGTACCCCCAGTAGTTCCTGGGCATACTTTTCAGCTTCCGTCAGCTCCTTCACCGCGTCCGTCGCCTGCTTCTGCGCGTTGATCTGTTGTTGCAGTTCCCACATCGCTTGCGCCTGCGCGTCAATCTCTTCGTCCGTCACCATACTGAACGCCTTTTCCCTCACCTTGTGGTCCAGCCCCACCACCTCAATTTCCGGCCTCAGTCTCTCTTCCCCCGCCACTTTCACGTGCCGATACGTCAGCCCCCGTTTCATCTTGCTAATCGTCTCCGCGCTCGTGTTCCACCTCCGCGCAAGAGTCGAAATCCCCACCCCCGCTAGCAGGTTAATCTTAATTTCCCTAGCCTGCTCATCGGTAAACCGTTCATTCACAGTTGCTCTCCTTGGTTGCTGAGGGCGCTGTTGCGCGCATACGACATATTACCACGGACGCGAACCCGAACAATTGGTATAAACCCTAACAACAACCCCAACCCGAACAAGGATAACAACTAGAAGGCCCACATAACAACAACCCGTCCCCCATCCCCTTGCCTTCCAGTTTCTCATTTACGTAGAAAGAGAAAACTGCTTAAGTTAAAAAAAAGAAAAAAAAAATAAACTAGTAAATTTCTCAGTTTCCTTTTTCGCAAACTGGAAACTTTGAGGACGTCCCCCGGGTTGTTGTTATGTCAGACTTGTTACTCTTGTTGTTGGTGGTTGTTGGTGGAGAGGCTTTCGCCCCTCCGCCGTTCTCTCACTCCCCCAGCCCTTCCAGCAGCTCATCCCCATCCAGGTCGGCGCTTGCCGCCTGCTCCGCGCGCATGCGCTCGACTACGGGCTTCACCTTCGCCGCGTTGGAGAGAGCCGCGAGGAATTGCGCCTGGGTGATTTCCTTCGCCTTCGCGCCGGACTCCACGATGGCGCGGACTTCGGCGACGGTCTTCCCCGTCACCTCGGCCACAGCCGCGAGCAGGATGCCGTCGAGTCCGCCCGGCTTCCGGCCCACGCCGCCTTCGCGCTTCATCGCCCACTCGCTCGTGCCGGAGTGGAAATGGTCAACGAGTTCCTGCATCGCGGCGAATTTCTCCTGGGGAGTCGCATAGCGATTCTGTTCCTTGTTGAATGGGATCGCGGCACGGTCGCTCACCTTTTGGATGAACCCATGGGTGCGGGCACGCGTCAGGATTGCGCTATTCATCTTGGAGAGGTCGAGGACGATCTCCCCCGCGCCCGCGACGCGGAACGTGATGCGCGATTGATCCTCGCTGACTTCGGTCGTGACGACGGAATTGGACTTTTGCTTGGTCATGATTACTCTCCTTGGTTCGTGGGGAAGTCTTGCACGTCGGTGTCGCGCTGTTCGTCAACCAGCCGGCGGCAGGTGGATTCGTCCGTGGGGATGAACCACTCTTGGCCAGTCTTGTCGACAGCCCACAGGCCCCATTCGGCCTGGGTTTGATCGTATCCCGCATGTGTGATGCGCATAATAGGCTCCTCAGCCCGTTGCGATGGTAAGACACCATCCGATAGCCCCGACCCGCGAGGCTAGGTGGATGTGGTCTAGTGACGATTATGCATTGCCTGGAATAACCGCGGGTGGCGTGTGGCTATCGCCAGGATGCCATACGTTCGCCTCATACATCCTCCGCCCAGAACTCTTCCTCTCCCTGGTAGTCCATCGCCGCGCGCCATGCGTCGACGGGCTTGAACCCGCAACGGCGCAGAGTGAAGTAGTGCTTGATGACGTTGTCCATTCTCTTTCCTCGGTTGATGACGACCTGGGCCGCCGGTGCTCTCTCATATGCAACCCCCGTGCCAGCCCCATTCCCTCCGGGTTTGTCCTTAGTTTTCGGCTTCGCCGCAACACTTTCGCCCCTCGTGGCCCAGGCGCGTCGGTAATCCTTACAACCAGTCGGTAACTCTGTCGGCAATCCTTACCACCAGTCACCCACATACGTTGACCGCATCCCACTAGCTTATGGCAGGCGCGCGTGCGCGTGCGCGCGTATATGGGATGGTGGGTTGCGGTGCAACACAGTAGTGAGCACCCACCCCCATCGCTTGGTGGGTGGGGGTAGGGCCCTGGCCGCAATCCGAGGGTGGGGGAGGGGCAAAAGGATTCCCACGCGGTTCTATATAAGGCCCTCCTATATTTTCTCGCTGTAGTTTGATATGTACGTACATAACGTCAGCATTACTTACGTAGACAAACATTACATACGTTTTTGCAACGGTCCGGCAGCAATTACTCAACCGCGGCGACACTTGGTTGACAAAGCCAAATAGGGGGTGGTATGGTGGGGGAACGGGGCTGAGAAGGCCCAACAGCCCTTCGAGGGGAAGGACATAGCGATGGCGAACGAACCTGCGGTGCGGAAGCTCAGCTACTCGCATGAAGCGATGGTGGATGCGATGATCCAGAATCCGATGATTCGGGGCTGGGAGCTCGCGGCGATGTTTGGGGTGACGGAGAGTTGGCTCAGCAGGATTCGGACGAGCAACGCGTTTCGAGAGAGGCTGAGGGAGAGGACGAATGAGCTGGTGGACCCGGTGCTGGCGGCCACAGTCGAGGAGAGGTTCGAGCAGATGGTCCTCCGGAGCCAAGAGATCTTGATTGAGAAGCTCTCGGAGCCGGCGGAGAAGATCGACCCGCAGCTCGCGCTCCAATGCGCGGCCCTCGGAGCCAAGGCTGGGGGGTATGGAGGGTTCGGGGCGAAGGTTGCTCCTGCCCCCGCGGCCCGTGAGCCCAATTGGCTCGAACGCTCGGCGGAGCGCCTCCGCAATCTCAACCAAGGAGTCATCGATGTCGAAAGCAGGGAAGTACCCGTGCCCCGCCAAGCCGGGACCTAAGGAGGCTCCCCCGAGCCCCGCGCAGCCCACGAGGCAGAGGTTCAACATGGCGCAGCCGAAAGGGAAGGGGAAGTGACACTCCTCGATATGCTCGAGGGGATGCTTCGCCGGGACGAGGGCACGAAACTCTTCGTCTACGATGATGCCACGGGGGAGTTGCTCAAGCCTGGGATGACGCTGAAAGGTCACCCGACAATCGGCACCGGCCGCGCCCTCGACACCCACGGCATCTCGATCGGGGAAGCCAACTACCTCTTGGTGAGCGACATCCTTGGTGCCCAGGCAGATGCGGGGAAGGCATTCCCCTGGTACCAGGGTCTCTCGGACGAACGAAAGGCGGTGATCCTGTCTATGCTCTTTCAGCTGGGCCTTGAAGGAGTAAAGGGGTTCCACGAGTTCCTTCTCGCTGTGGAACATCAGAACTGGTCCCGGGCCGCCGAAGAGATGAAGGATTCTCTTTGGGCGAAAGAAACGCCGAGCAGGGTCGAGAGGCTCGCGGAGCAAATGCTTACGGGGGTTTACCAACCGTGAAGAACGACCTCGCAATGTCGGACCTGGTGAAGATCTTCTTTGGAATCGGACTGATTGCTGTTTGGCTTTCAGTCCTTTACTTCAAGGTTGCCGGCGCCGATGACCTCATCGCGTTTTGCAAGCTGGGCCTCACCGGCCTCGCGACGCATTACTTGACCAACTACGGCACGACCCCGGCTCCGGGTTCGACCGTCATCACGACCACTCAAGGGGGTTCGCAATGAAACTTTACGCCTTTACCCTTGCGGCGGCCCTGGCCGGCTGCGCCGCGACCGTCGCTCCGCAATCCCTCGACGAAGGCCTCGCCTATGCCGAGAGCCAAGTCACTGGGATCGAACAGTCCGCTGCGACTGCCGTCGCCAACGGGCAACTGAAGCCTGCCGATGCCGCGAAGGTTCTTGCCGGGGCCGACCAGGCGATGGTCGCGGTCAAAGCCGCGAAAGCTGCCGAGTCCGCGGGTGACACCGCCACGGCCCAGGGTAAGCTTGCCGTCGCCACCTCCCTCCTCGCTCAACTTGCAGCGATGCTGCCGAAAGGAACGAAATGAATCCGGGAACCGTTGCTGACGCGATCAACATCCTCTCGGCCCTACTGACCACGGTGACGAATGCTGTGACGAATGCGAGTCAGGTCTCCTCAATCATCCAAGGAGCTCAACAGCAAAACCGCACTACCCTCACCGACGGAGAGTGGGCCATCGTCAACGCTGCCAACGCCTCGAGTCGCCAGGCCCTCGCCGATGCGATCAACAAGGCGTTCGCGGACGCTGGCCTCTCGACGCGGGTTGCGTAAGTGGAACTCGACGCCGTCCTCGTTGAGAACTTCGCCGGGGTGTATCTCTCCGGCGGGTACGACGGGGCGGCGCCGACTCCAGCGTTTCACCGCGAGGGGTGGGGGCTCTACTGCTCCCCTGCGAAGTTTGTCGCGTTGGCAGCGCCCCGTGGGCATGCCAAGTCGACAGCCTTCACTCACGACTTTGGACTGGCGGCGGTCTGTTTCCGCTTCGAATCCCACGTGATGATCGTCGGGTCGACCGAAGAGATGGCGATGGGGCAGCTTGGGGATATGGCGAGGGAGCTTCGGGAGAACGAAGAGCTGCGCCGAGACTTCGGGATCGTGAAGCTCGAGACCGACTCCAAAGCGGAGATTGTTGTCCTCTGCGACGACGGCTATCGCTTCCGCGTGATCGCCCGCGGCGTTGAGCAGCGAGTTCGCGGTATGAAGTGGAATGGACGGCGCCCTGGTTTGATCCTCCTCGACGACGTGGAAGAGGACGAGCAGGTCCTCAATGCCGATCGGCGGAAGAAGTTGAGCCGCTGGATCAACCGGGCGCTGATCCCGGCCGGGCGGCGCGGCTGCAAGCTTCGGTGGCACGGGACGTTGCTGCATCAAGACTCGATGCTGGCGCGGTTGATGAAGAGCACGGTGTGGATTCATCGTCTCTACAAGGCACACACTTCCTTCGACGACTTCTCCGATATCCTCTGGCCCGAGAAGTTCACCGAGGCTGAGCTGCGGCAGGTGCGGCAAACCTTCATCGAAGATATGGATGCGGCGGGGTATTCGCAGGAGTACCTCAACGATCCCCGCGACGACGAGACGAACTACCTCCGCCGCGACTGGTTCGATGAGATGACCGCCGAGGACTACGCTGCCCACGGTATCAAGGGAGTCGCCGTTGACTTTGCGATCTCCACGAAGAACAAAGCGAATCGCACTTCAATGACAGTCGGGAAGATGGACACGGCGAACATCCTCCACTTCGTCGACCAGCGGGTGGGCCGGTGGGATTCGCTGGAGATCATCGAAGAGATGTTCGCGCTCAACGCCCGTCACCGCCCCGACTACTTCTGGGTTGAGGACGGGCAGATTTGGAAGGCTCTCTGGCCGATGATTCGGAGAGAGATGCAAAGGAGAGCCGCCAAGGGAGAGCCGGGGGCGTGGATCAACTTCCTCCCGCGGACTCCTGTCAACGACAAGGCGACTCGTGGCCGCTCGCTGCAGAAGAGAATGAAGGGCGGCGGCACTCGGTGGGACAAGAGAGCCGACTGGTTCGTCCCGATGCAGGAAGAAATGCTCGGGTTCTCAGAAGAGGCGGAAGCAGCTCTTGATGACCAGTTCGACTCGGCGGCCCTCTTGTCCCTCGGCTTCGACGACGTCGCTGAGGTTGAGCCAGAAGACTTGATGGAAGAGGACGAGTGGGAGATGATCGACAACGATCCCCGTCGTTACCTCGGCCGCAACCCAACCACGGGATACTGATGCTCAACCTCGAAACCCAGATCAAGCTCGATGACAAGATCTGTCACGAGGCGAATCTGTGCTCCCGGTTCTCCGAAGACGATCTGAAGAGGATCGGGAGCTGGTGCTGGGATGGGTATGAAAGGGATGTGCAGAGCCGCGAGGTGTGGCTGAGGAGGACGCAGGCGGCAATGGACCTCGCGCTACAGCTTCAGCGGGAGAAGTCCTCCCCGTGGCCGAACTGCTCGAACGTGGCCTTCCCCCTCGTGACGATTGCCGCGATGGAGTTTCACTCCCGTGCCTATCCTGCCCTGCTGCAGGGATCGCAGATCGTGAAGGCTCGGGTCCCCGGCCCGGACCCCCAGGGGCAGCTCAAGGCCCGCGCCGAACGCGTCGGCCGCTACATGTCCTACCAATGCCTCGAAGAGGATCAGGCGTGGGAAGAGCAGATGGATCGTCTGCTGCTCCAACTCCCGATCGTGGGGAGTGTGTTCAAGAAGAGCCGCTTCCTCCCGGTGCAGGGGATCAACGTTTCGGAGATGGTCCCCGCGGTGAAGCTGGTCATGGACTACTACGCGAAGAGCGTGGAGTCATGCGCGAGGAAGACGCACGTGATCGAGCTCTACCGGAACGAAGTGCATGAGCGCTGCGTTGGTGGGACGTTCCGGGACTTCCTGGACGAGCCGTGGTACAGGTCGCCGAGCGCCCCTCCTCAGACCGAAGGGGATGTCGAGGCAGATCGGAGGAAGGGGTTGAACCCCCCGTTCGCGGATGAGTCCACTCCCTTGACCTTCCTCGAGCAGCATTGCTGGATGGATGCGGATGGGGACGGGTACGCCGAGCCCTATATCATCACGATTGAGGCGAACTCGAAGTCGGTGGCGCGGATCATCGCGAGGTGGGAAGATCCGAAGGATGTTGAGAGGGTGGGGAATCGGGTCCTGCGGATCAGGGCCACGGAACAGTTCACGGGGTATGTCCTGATCCCGAGCCCCGATGGCAGTGTCTACGGGATGGGCTTCGGGGTGCTGTTGGGCCCCCTGAACGAAGCGGTCAACACGATTCTGAATCAGCTGGTGGACGCTGGAACGCTGGCGAACACGGCCGGAGGCTTCCTCGCCCGCGGTGTGAAGTTCCGTGGGGGCCAATACACCTTCACCCAGTTCGGCTGGAACCGAGTGGACTGCACTGGCGACGACCTGCAGAAGAGCGTCTTTCCTCTCCCTGTGCGAGAGCCGAGCAACGTCCTGTTCCAGGTCCTTGGGTTCCTGGTGAACTACACCCAACGGATCAGCGGGTCGACGGACATGCTGGCGGGCGAGAACCCGGGGCAGAATACCCCGGCGCAGACCTCCCAAACGATGGTCGCGCAAGGGATGAAGATCTACTCGGCTCTGTTCAAGCGGGTGTGGCGCTGCATGAAGGAAGAGTTCTCAAAGCTCTACATCCTGAACGGGCGATACCTGCCGGCGGAGAAGCTCTTCGGCGATGGCGGGAAGATCTCCCGTGAGGATTTCCTCGGAGACCCGAGCCAAATCGTCCCCGCCGCCGACCCGAACATCATCTCCGAGGAGATGCGCATACAGCTCGCCCTGCTCATCTCCGAGCGTGCGCGAATGATCCCTGGGTACAGCATCGAAGCAGCCGAAAGGAACCTCCACTCTGCAATGCAGCTCGAGGGATCGGATGTCTTGTACCCAGGACCCGACAAGGTTCCGCCTCTCCCGAACCCGAAGGTTCAGGTGGAGGAGATGAAGATGAAGGTCAAGATGCAAGACCTTCAGATGAAGCAACAGCAGTTCGCGATGGAACTGCAAGAGGAACAAAAGGTCAACCAGGCGAACATCATCCAGATGATTGCCCATGCAGAGCAACTCGCTGCACAAGCCCAAAGCGAGCAACAGGGCCATCAGATCGCCCTGATCGAGTCGATGATTGGGGCAATGAAGCTCCGCAACGAGCAACTCAAGATGCACATCGACTCTGTACTCAAGGCAGCGGAGATCGACAATGAGCGAAGAGCAATCGAAAAGCAGCCTGCCGGAAACGGTGGTGACTGAAGAGGAATGGGCCGCGTGGAAGGATATCCCGACCACGAGGACCTTTCGAGCACTTTTGCGTAAGCGACTGGAAGAACGGAAAGCAGACTGGGTATCCGGTCAGTTTCCAACTCCTGAGCGAAATGCAAAAGCAATTGGTGAGACCCAAGTGCTACAGGCAATGTTGGACCTCACTGCGGACGACATCAACCAAGGAATGAGCGATGAATGAGAGTGGATTGGAGCCGAGAGGCCGATGCGTGCTGGTGAAGCCGGCGGAACTGGAGATCCAAAAGGGGATCATCCAAGTTCTCGACAGCACCGTTGCGGAAGCGCACATGCTGCAGATGCGCGTGGAGGTGGTGGAAGTGGGCCCGCACTGCTGGCCGGACGAACCCGAACCGCGAGCGGAAGTTGGCGATGTCGTCATGGTCGCGAAGATGAGCGGATCGCTCGTCAAGGGATTGGACGGCAAGCAGTACCGGGCGGTCAACGACCGGGACATCTTCATTCGAGTCAAGGGGAACTAAGATGGACGAAGAGCAAGGGAACGAAGGCGGTGGTAGCGAAGTCGACCGCACTGCGGTAGAGGCCGAAGCCAAGAAGATGGGTTGGGCGCCGAAGGACCAGTGGCGCGGAGACCCGGACCTGTGGAAGGATGCTGACGAGTACGTGCGACGCGGGAAGGAAATCATCCCCATCGTCCGTGCGCAGAACCAAAAGCTGACCGACCAACTCGCGGAAGCGAATCGGCAACTGGCAGAGCTCAAGGGCACCCTGACGCGGCAAGAGCAGACGACGAAGGATTTGCTGAAGCACCAAGCGGAACAGATCGAGAGACAAGTCAAGGAACGGCTGGCGGACCTTCGAGACCAGAAGGCGGCGGCAATCGAAGACGGCGATCACAAGACGGCTGCGAAGCTGGAGCGCCAAATTGACGAGACGAAGGACGAGCTGGCAGCGGCTACCAAGCCAAAACCGGAAGTGGCAGGGACTCCTCCGGCGCCGCAAACGCCGCAGTACGAACCCTGGGCACTCGAGTTCGGTCAGGCCAATGACGACTGGCTGGGAAAGGACAAGCGCAAAACGGCGCTGTTCCAAGGCATCTGCGAAGACCTCTATCAGAACACCTCGCTGCGTGCGGGGGCTCTCCTCGCCGAGGCAAAAGAGCAGATGGAGAAGATGCTGGGAACTGCCCCGCAGCGCATGACCTCGAAGTCGGAAGGTGGCAGCGGTGGGTGGGAAGGTTCGAAGAGTGGTGGAGCTCTCGGCTCCGGCGCCAAGACCTTCGCGGCCCTCCCCCAAGAGGCAAAGGATGCGTGCAAGGCCCAGGCGAAGAAATTCGTGGGCGAATCTGGGAAGGCTTTCAAGACCGAAGCCGAGTGGCAAAAACACTATGCGGAGACCTACTTCGCATCGCAGAGGTAATCATGGAAATCAACAAGGGAATCTCCAAGGAAATCGGGGCTGCGGCCAAGGCTGTCAACCCTGCCAACGCGCCCGCGACGAGGGCGAGTGAACCCGAACGCATCCCGATGGATGTGCCGGATCTGAAGCTCGCCGTGCCCGAGATGCCGGGGTACTACCTGTACTGGCACCTCGGCAAGAACGTCTCGAGGGCGCTGAGGGCCGGCTACACTTACGTCGATCAGGGAGAGGTGGAAGTCCTCCAGTCGGGAGTCGCCAACGACAAGAGCGTTGACGGTTCGACCGACCTGGGGACGCGAGTCTCGATCTCTGCCGGTGCGTCCGGCGAGACGGACGAGGAACGCCTCTACCTGATGAAGCTGCCGATGGACCTCCATCTGGCCGACATGGCGGCGAAGACGGCGCGCAACGAGGAAATCGCTGTACAGATTCGGGCCGGGATGATTGGGGCCGGAGACGACCCCGACCGGAACAAGCGGTACATGAAGGAAGGTCAACATCTGTTCTACCCCAAGGGCGCAAAGCGGTAAACGCTGCTCGCGCCGTTAACCTACGGAGATTTGCAAATGGCAAATGCCAACAAGCCGATGGGGCTTTCTCCCCATTCGTACATCAGCGGCGCGAAGTGGAATGGGCAGGGAACTGTCTATGCCATCCTTCAGGCAGACACGAATGCCTACGCCGTCGGCGATCCGGTGACCCTCGCCGGAACTGCCGACGCCAACGGCATTCCCAACGTGGTGCTCTCCACCGCAGGCGCGGGCAATCCGATCACCGGCGTCATCGTCGGCCTCGGCGCCAACGTCTACGGCGGAATGGTCGGGTCGACGACCCAGTTCAGCTCAGTGCTGATCCCTGCCACGAAGCCGGCCGGCACGAACTACTACGTCCTGGTCTGCGATGACCCGAACGTGCTGTTCGAAATCCAGGAAGGTGGTGCGGGAACCGCTCTCGCAGCGGCCGACCTCGGCACCAACATCAACCTCCTGTCGGGAACCAACAACGGCTACGCGTCGGGTTGGCAGCTCGACAACAACAGCAAGGGCACCGGCGCGACGCTGCAATGCCAACTGCTGCGGTTGAAGCAGACGGCGGACAACACCTTCGGCCAATACGCCGACTGGCTCGTCCGGATCAACAACCACTCGTTCAAGGCCGGCACCGCTGGTGTCTAAAGGAGAATCATCATGGCAGGCGGCGTAATCAATACCGGCACCCACCCGGCACTACTCTGGCCCGGGATCAAGGCGACCTGGGGCCAGGTCTACAACGAGCACCCGGAGGAGTACACGGATCTCTACGAGATCGGTGACACCGACAAGGCGTACGAGAAGTTCGTCGGGCTCACCGGCTTCGGGCTCGCCCCGGTCAAGCCGGAAGGCCAGCCGGGCACGTACGACTCGGAGGTCCAGGGCGGCATCACCACCATGGTCCCCATCGCGTACAGCCTGGGCTACCAGGTGACGTTCGAAGAGATGGAAGACAACCTCTACGAAGAGGTTGCCTCGCGTCGGGCGAAGGCGAACGCCTTCTCCATGCGCCAGACCATCGAGAACGTCTGCGCGTTCCTCTACAACAACGCATTCGTCACCACGTACTTCACGACGTGGGATGGCGCGGCGCTGGTGTCGACGAGCCACGTCAACGCGACCGGAGGCACGTTCTCGAACGCGCTCAACCCAGCGGCAGACCTGAGCGAGTCGTCCCTGGAGGACATGTCCGTTCAGATCATGAACGTCCAGAACGATCGGGGCCTGCGTATCAACCTGATGCCCACGACCCTGCACGTCTCGACCGCGAACTGGTACAATGCCAATCGCATCATGAAGTCGGTGCTGCAGAGCGCGAGCTCGAACAACGCGATCAACGTCCTCAAGGCGACGAACGCGTACCCGGGTGGCATCAAGATGAACCACTACTTCACCTCCCCCAACGCGTGGTTCGCTCGCACGAACTGCCCGGAGGGGATGATGATGCTGTGGCGCAATCGTCCCGACTTCCGTCAGGACAACGACTTCCCGACGCGCAACGCGCTGGCCCTGGCCTACATGCGGTTCAGCGTGAACTGCGTCGACGCCCGCGGCATCTTCGGGTCGAACGGACCGTAAGGTTGTCTCCGCTGGGTTTACTCGGAGTAGGCCCAGCTTTTGGTGTACGGGGGTGATGGCAACGTTATTCCCGTACACCCGTTTCTTCAAACTGTCTTCCTTCTAGGAGTTATACCATGTCCATCGGTGCAGGCCAACCATCCAACTTCCCCTTCGGTTTCTCTCTCGGAGCACTGGTCCGGGGAATCCCCATTCAGCCCACGACGCCTGGAAAGGTGATCTGGGTCTACAACGGTTCCGCGCTCGCGCCGCAAGGTCGCGCCGGGTCCGACGGCAACGACGGGAGCTTCCAGTCCCCCAAGGCCACGATCGCGGGCGCGCTGCTCCAGTGCGCCGCCGGCCGGGGTGATGTGATCTACGTCAAGTCGGGTCACTCGGAAACGATCTCCACCGCGGGTGCCCTGACGCTCAGCGTCGCCGGTGTGCAAGTCATCGGCCTTGGCTCCGGCGGCAGCCGTCCCCAACTGACCTTCAACGGGTCGACCGCAGCATCGCTGCTCGTGAGCGCCGCGAACTGCTCGCTCATCAACTTCAACATCGACCTCACGGGCATCACGGCCCTCGCCGCGCCGATCGCGGTGCAGGCGGGCAGCTTCATGTTCGCCAACAACTACGTGATGAACTTCGCCGGCACCTCGGCGCCGACCCTGGGCATCCTGACCAACGCCTCGGCCAGCGGTCTCATCGTCGACAACAACGTGGTGACGGGGCTGGGTTCGGGAACGTCCACGGCCTTCCTGCAGCTCGTTGGCGGTGACAACATCATCGTCAGCAACAACTACATCGAAGGCTTCTTCACGGCGGGCACGGGCGCGATCAGCAACATCACGACCGCCGCGACGAACGTCCGCATCTCCGGCAACGTCCTGCTGAACAACACGGCAGTCTCGACGAAGGTCGTCACGATGCTGGCGGGTGCTTCGGGCACGATCAACGACAACCGCGTCGGCATCTTGTCCGGCACGGCGCCGTTCACCGCAGCGGGAATGTACTGGCTCGCCAACTACTACGCTGCCACCACCGGCTCCGTCGGCCTGATCCAGTAAGGAGTTCTCATGAGTGCGGTCTGGGCAAAGATTCTCAGCGGCAGTGCTGCGTCCTCAAAAAACGTGCATGTGCAGGTCAACGGGTGGGTGGAAGAGGGGGTGCTCGACTGGCAAGCGATTGCCAAAGCCACCGACTTCCACACCAAGTCCCTTCGGCTCGACGCTGTGAACTATGCCCTCTCCGACAAGACGGAAGTCCTGCTCGCGTGGGACAAGCAAGTGGAAGGGGAGGAGCCGCACGTGTTCCTCCCCCTCAACGGCCGGGGTCGTCTCGACTTCGACTCCGTCAACGGACTCCAGAACACGGTTGGGGAGGGAAAGAGTGGGGACGTTTTGATCTACGTCTCTTCGGAGCTCCCTCGCCGAGCCTACTTCACTCTCACCCTCGACTTCTCGAAACAGGGGAACTGACATGACCGATACGGTGCGGATTACGACTGGAGGGATGCCGCAAAGGTTCCCCTTCAACTTGCCGGGACAGCCAACAGTCACCACGACGACTGTCAACACGAACAGTGCGCCCATCCCGAAGGACGGGACGTTCGCAACCTACGAAGGGTTTCTGCAAGGGACCAGCGGTGCGCAAGGAGCGACGATGACCTTCCAGGTCACCAACGATCCCCACACGGCCGGGATGGATGACGCCAGCGTCAACCCGGTTCAGCGCAACAACTTCTCCATCAACACCACGAACACTTCGACCACCATTACGACGGTCAACAGTGAGCCGCTGTTCCGCCCCGACATGGATGGGGATGAAGTGTACGCGGTGGGCGTGCCGGTGGGGACGACGATGACCTACGTCTCGGCCACGAGCGCGACGCTGTCGGCAGCCGCCACGGCGACCTCGGGGACGAAGGGAGTGCAAGCGAGGTTCCAGGCCCTGCATTGGGTGCTGCTGGGAACCTTGACCCTCTCCGGCACGAAGCACGCCGAGGATGGATTTGCCACGGCATCGAACTGGAAGTTCTCTCGTGTGGTGGTCTCCGCCATCTCGGGAACGGGTTGCGTCGCCACGGCCATCCAAGGGACGTAAATGTCTTCTAACGTCAACTCCATTGTTGCGACCGGAGCTGGTGGAACGCTGGCGGCAATCGCCGCGGGCACCAGCATCGCCGGTTTGGCCTACATCACCGGGACTCCGGGGGTGGGGAACGTTTTCACGGCCAACGTCAGTGCGGGGCTGACTGGCACTGCTTGGCAGTGGTACAATGATGGAGTGGCGATTGGAGGGGCCACGAGCCAGACGTATACGCAGCAAGCTTCCGATGCTACCCACACGGTGACGGTGCAGGTCAATGGGATTCTTACCTCGGCAGGGGTGGTTGTCCCGCCAGCGCTCGCGGTGTTCTCGGCTCCGCCAACGGTCACAGCTGCCAGTACAACGGTGGCAGTCACGTGGACGGCGGGAACCCTGAGCAACACCGGCGCACCTGTTGCGACGCTCACCTATAACGTCTACGAGAACGGAGTGTTGAAGGCCACGAACGCTACGAGTGGAGTGACGTACACCTCTTCGACGATCGGGGCGACGGTGACGGTGGAAGAGGTTGCGACGAACGTGGCGGGTGCTGTGACGGATATGAGCGCCGGCTTTACCGTGACGAACGGGGCTTCGTTCCCGCTGTTGACCTCGCCGAAGGTTGTTACGATTGGGGACTCGATTACCCAGTACAACAACATGTGGTTCGCAGTTACCGCGGGCACCGGGAACATCTCGAGGGCGAGCACCGGGATCATTACCGCGCCGACGGGCGGTGCAGGCAACAACCTGCTGGGGACGCCAGACACGATTCTGGTCAACACCTCGGACAGCTCGTTCGAAGTGCTGGCACAGAACAACTATCTTGCCACGAGCACTCTGGGCGCGACCGCAGGCGGCAGCACCAATGCGGTTCTCTACAGTAGCAACACAACCGTCGCTACCGCCAACGCGCTGACTAACTGCGCCGCGGTTTGCCAAGACCGCTTCAACTGGCGCGGCATCTTCGCCAACCTCCAAGGGTACTTCAAGGGGGGCCTGCAGTTCCTCCTGAACAACGGCCATGGCGGGGCGCTGGCTCCGTTCAGCTCGACCACGTCGGGGTCGATCTCCTATGCGCTGAGCTTGAGCCCTGACCTTGTCCTGTACATGGGCGGGACGAACAACGTCAAGGGATCGCAGAACGCGACCACGACGTATAACAACATTTTGACTGATCTGAACATCATCATGGCAGCCAATGTGCCCTGTGTTGTGTTCGGCATCATTCCGTTGGGGGCAGGAAATTCCACTGCGCTGAACGCGGTGATTCAGACGGTCAACTCGAGTCTGCAATCGCTGTGCGCGGCCAACCCGACGAAGCTGCTGTACGTCGACTCGTTCACGCCGCTGTACAACTCGGCCACGCAGCTGATGTATGCGGCCTTCACGACGGACGGAACGCACCCGGTTCAGATCGCCTCGAACCTCGTTGCGCAGGCGGCTTACTCGGCCATGTCCCCGTTCATCACGGCTCCGACGATCATGGCGCGGGCCTCGACGGACGCAGGCACAACGATCAACGGGCACACCCGGACGGTCGCTCGCGGTCCCTGGTCGGGTGGGTCGACGATCAACTTTGGTACGGCACCCTTCACGAACAGTGGGGGCAGTGGTACCCTCCCGGCCGGGTGGAGCGCTGGTCGCGCTGCCGGTTCCGGCACGGTGGCCTGCTCTGTGGTCGACCCGGGCGATGGTCTGGGATTCCAAGTGCAGGCTGTCTGCACCGCAGGCGCAGCCAACGATCAGGTCTTGATCTGGCCGTGGGGAAGTGCGGGGACGAACGCAGCGACGCTGGGAGCTTCTAGCAACGTCGATGGAACGTGGTACTGCATCTCTTGCGAAATCGCCTACAGCGGTTTGCAGGCGGCTGGGGTGGGGATCATCACCCTCCAGATGAACGCGCCGGCGAGCCCCACCTATGGTACGGTCACCTGCGGGGAAGGGCAAAACGAAGCCATCGGAGGTTTCACGGACAGCCTGTCATCCTTCAACCTGACGACGGGATGGTTCCAGATGAGCAACAGCAACATCTCGGCAATCGTCCCAAGTATTTTGGTCAAGTTCACTTCGATCACCGGTGTCGCCTTCACCCTCAAGGTGCGCGACGTCACGATCCTGAAGAGGTAATACATGTCTGCAACGACGAATGCGAAAGCTACTTGTGGTGCGGGCACTACGGCTGCGGCACTGTCCTCTAGTATAAACATTAATTCACTGGCGTACATTACAGGTACTCTTGCTGTAGGAAGCGTTCTTACCGCTAATGTTGTTGCGGGGCTTACGGCCGCCTCTTGGCAGTGGACTTCGGGAGGGACGAACATTGGGGGAGCAACAAGCCAGACGTACACCGTACAATTGGCTGATGCTGGAAATTCAATCGGGGTAGTTGTTAATGGAATCCTGACAGCGTCCCCAGTGACCATCCCTCAGAACACCAATACGATTGACTCGCTCGGTTACATGGGCGGCGGCGTTGGGTCGTCGACCGACTTTGTTACGAACTACTTCTACAACAACGTCTGCAGGGATACCCGCGGCTTTACTGCTTTCGGCACGGGCGGGACGCCGGCAACACTTGACGTCAACGGATTGCCGACAGGGTCGAGTTCGCTGGTGATGAACACGCCGCCCAGCGCGGGCGTGGCCGGGCCGCTGCCCCCGGGCAACTACTACCTGAACGTCTATTCGACTGGGCAGACGGTCACCGCGGCAATGAACGCAGCGTCCGGGATGACGCTGGGAACGGGTGTGCCGCAACCCGATGGGGTCTGCATTCGATACCCCGTGACGGTTGCCCTGGGAACGGCGGGCTCGCAAACGGTCAACTTCAGCGGCGCGATGTCGCAGATGCCAGACATGGCGCGCGACGGCTCCGTCACGGCAGTGGGTCAACCTGAGTTCGCCTCGGCTCCCCTGACGCACTACGCCAAGTTCGCGACCCTTCGGTTGATGGACTATCTGGGCACAAACACGCGCACGGATGTGGCGTGGACTGATCGACCCGCCGAGTTCGACATCCGAGCCTACAAGTCGGGAGGTAGTCCCTTCTCCTGGGGGGCGATGGTCAAGTTCATCAACGCCGTCAAAGCCCAAACCGGCTCGAAGCTGTGCAACGTCCTGATAAACATCCCGTACAGCGTGGATACCAGCTACGCCCCGGCTCTGTCGGCGTATCTGACGGCACAAGGTCTGACCAGTGCGGTTCAGATCTATGTGCAGTTGTCCAACGAGCACTGGAACACGAGCTTCACGACCTGGGGGGCCTATCAAACCCTTGCGATCGCGGAACTGCAGTACCTGACGAACTACGGCATCGGAAGTCCGACGATCAGTTCGGTCACCTCCGATGGCACGAACCTGACTTTCACGACCGTCTCGCCGATCGGGTCGTATCTGACCACGACCGCCCCTTGTGTAGTGGTGGGGAACGTCGGAGGATTCAACGTCGGGACACTGGCGTCGCCAGTGACGGCGACCAAGACCGGTAGCAACACGTTCACGGTTCCATCGTCCGGCAGCGCTGGCGCCGGCCAGTTCGGGGTGATCTTCAACCTGTCTTCGACGTTGCTCGGCGATGGCGTCTTGCCGACGATCAACGGAACGAAGGGCTGCAACTACAAGTGGTTCATCCGCAAGATGTACCAGTTGCAGCAGCAATGGATTGTCAACCGCCCGCAAGACAAGTGGCTCTTTGACGTTCAGTTGTATGGAGGCGAGACCTCTGGAACGGGGGGCAACGCCTCGAGCCCGATCGAGTTCGACTATGCCGCGTGGCTGGGTGGTGGCTCCGCCTCTTCCTGGGTCGATTCAGCGGCGATCGGCTGGTACGTCACTGCGGCGTCCAACGCAACGGTAAACGCGGTCTTCACTGATCTGAACAACAAGCTGAACACGACTTACGACGGCTACGTTCGTGGGCACGTCTACCAGTGCAAGAAGTACGGCCTGCACCCCATCGCCTACGAGTGCGGCCCAGACACGCAGAACATCCCCGCGCTGCAGTCGGCAGTTGCAACTGATCCTCAGATGCAGACTTTCGCTACTGCTATGCAGACCAAGTGGTACTCGAACGGAGGTGAAATCTTCTGCTGGTATTATGTGTCGCCTGGCCCCTTCGTAGATGGCAACTCGCAAGGCGGTTGGCCAGCGCTTCAGTCGTTCACCGATACGACCTCACCGAAGTTCGCTTCGCTGATGGCCTATCTGCCAAATACGATTAGCTATTCGAACATTAATGCTGGCTCGCCGGTGGGGCTAACGACGTACTTCCAGCTCGCGAGTTCACGAGAAGCTATCAGTGGGGGCCTTCTTGGCTGGTTCGACAATTCAACCCCTTGTTTCGTCGATGTCTCCCTTCCAATACCGACGGCGGGAAGCTATCAATTTACCGTCGTGGGTTGCGTAGGAAACTCACCGGCTACCATCGACATTTACAAAGACCCTACCAACTCGGCCGACGGCACGAAGCTCGGAACGTCCACGCTGGCTGTGTCCGGCAGCGGCTGGAACGCGGGTTCAACCTCTGCGAACGCTGCTTCCGTCGTTGACCCTGTAACCTCAACTATGACTGCGGGTATTCATACCATACGATTCTCAAACCCAAGCGCAGTCGGTCAACACGGAATTGGCCTGTATCAATTGATTGTCACTGCTTTGTGAGCCAACCTTTGTTAACCTTGGAGGTTTAATGACTGAGCAAGAAGTGCATGAGAAGGCTGTCGACCGCTTGCTCGATATGCACCGGGATGACTTCCTGGACATGTTCGACGCCGCGGTCGACAGGTGGTTGGACAAGCAGTTCTCCCGTTTTGGCCGCTGGGCCTTGACCGGGATCATTGCAGCGCTGTTCGTTTGGGGCGTGAAGCTCTACGTGCAGTATGGAGGAGTGAAGTGAGTACTGCCTCGTACATCATCACGAAGGCCTATGAGGACGCCGTCCTCTTGACAAAGGGGTCGACGCCTTCGACCACGCAGATGAGCAGCGGGATGGATCGGCTGAACGACATCATTGCCCTGTGGGCGACGCAAGGGCTGAAGTTGTGGCTGCAAGAGGATTTGACGCTGACGTTGACGGCAGGGAAGACCACGTACTCGCTGGGGCCCGGTGGGGACCTGAACATTGCGAAACCGCTGTCGGTGTTCCAAGCGTACTACCAGACGAGTACGGGGAGTAAGCAGCCGCTGACGATCCTCTCTCGAGATGAGTGGACGCGGCTGAGCCAGAACAACATCCAGGGGGCGTTGAATTCATTCTTCCCCGACAAACAGATTCCTCTGTTCCTCGTGAACTTCTACAACACCCCGGACGCGCAGGCAGCCACGGGGACAGTTCACCTGATCACGAGGACTGCACCGACGACAGTGGTCACGGTCAACGATACGATCCAGTTCCCGCCCGAGTGGACCATCGCGCTGCGGTGGGCCCTGGCGGATGAGCTGGCGAGTGGGCAGCCAGCAGAGGTGCAGGCTCGTTGTGCTCAGCGAGCAGGGGCCTATCGCACCGCTCTCGAAGACTGGGATGTCGAAGACGCACCGACGTACTTCACCCCAGACTCTCGGATGTCGCAGGCGACGGGGAGGTTCCGGTGACCGACCCGCGCCCGGTAATCCTCCCCCTGTTCGCTCCGATCGCGAACCGTGATGCTTCGATCCACAAGGATTCGCGGCTGATCAACGGTCTGGCCGAGAAGGGGCAAGGAGAGGGAGGGGACGAGGTTTGGGTGTACAAGCGCCCCGGGTTCGCTGTATCGTCCTCGGTGGGGTCGGGAGCAGGGTTGGGGGTATTCAACTGGAACAATGACATCTACTCGATCTTTGGGACGACGCTCTACAAGAATGGGGTGTCGAAGGGAACGGTTGATGCGACGAGTTCTTATACCTTCACCTCGTGCCTTGGAGCGACGCCAAAGCTCTTCCTCAAGAACAAAGCGGCCGCGTACAACTACGACGACGTCAACGGGTTGGTGAAGGTCACGGATGTGAACTACCCAGCGACGACTGTCCGCGGGTGCGCATACCTTGATGGCACCACCTATGTCTTCACCCCGAAGTCCGCTGTCAATGGAGACAACTTCAATGACCCCACGACCTGGGACCCGCTCAACACTCTCCTCGTGCAGATTGAGCCAGACCCCCCGCAGTGCCTCGCGAAGCAGCTCGTCTACATCATCGCGATCAAGTCGACGGAGACGGAAGTCTTTTACGATGCAGGCAATGGCACGGGCTCGCCACTTGGCGCTGTTCAGGGTTCGAAGCTTGGGGTGGGTGCCCGTTCAGCCGAATCCGTTGTTCGGTGCGGAGACGATCTGGCCTGGGTGGGCACTACGACTGAGGGAAACGTCCAAGTCATGTACATGTCGAAGGTCCATGGGGAGGCAATTTCTACACCTCCGGTGGAACGGCTACTCGCCCCCCTTGATTTCAGTGCGGTCTACGCGTGGTCTGCAAAAGTGGCTGGGCACCGCTACTACGTGGTTACTCTCAAGAACAGTAACCTGACTCTTGCCTTCGACCTCACGAGCGGGCTGTGGTACATCTGGCAGGACCCCAACGGGAACTACATTCCCATCGTCTCGGGGACGTACAACGCCTCGGCGCAGCCAATTCTGCAGCATGAGTCGAACGGGAAGCTATACACCCTAGACCCCACGGTGTTCCAGGACGACGGGGTGAACTTCACGTTCCAACTTTACACGCCGAACTTCGATGGGGGGTTGAGGTCGAAGAAGACTTGTGCTACCCTCGACGTGGTCGCAGACGAGATCAACACGAACGTGAACATCTCTTGGAGTGACGACGACTACCAAACCTTCTCGACGCCGCAGGCAGTGAACCTAAACCAAGAGAGGGTGATGATCCAGGATGGGAGCTCGTATCGGAAACGCGCGTACCTGCTGACGCACACCGACAACACGTTCCTTCGGATCAAGTCCCTCCAGTCGATGAGCTCCGCGGGAGCTACTTGATGGCTTTCCAACCAGTCCCGACGTACCAAGACCCGGTTGAGGTTGATCCTCGGACGGGGAAATCGCAGTTCAGTCCCACGTGGCTGAGCTGGTTCTTGACACTGTCGAGCGGGGGACTGTCGACGACGATTCAGCATAACTCGACCGGGGGGCTGCAGGGCGGGGCTTCGGGCCAGTACTACCACCTCACGTCGACGCAACTGAACTCCGTGAACTTCCGAGGGACTACAGCCCCCGCGGCGATCGTTCCGAGTGGTTCTCCCTTCAAGTACCAGAACCTCACTTCGTTTGACCAGTCTGTCATTGTGAAGGGCGGGACGGTGACCCTCGTGGAGTTCAGCCGCGACAACACCAACTGGTTTGACGTGGGAGTCGTCGCCGGCATGTTCACCGTCTCCAAAGGCGATTACCTCCGGGTGACCTACACTGTCGCCCCAACCATGACAGGGATTGCAAGATGACCGGCTTCGACATCAAACCCCTCCAGGGGCAGGTGACCATCCCCGAACTGATGGAACTCGCGGACGAGATGTTCCACGAGAGCCGGTTCGCCCCACTGGGGGTGGATGGGGACAAGCTATTCTTCCACGTCAGCAATATCCTGAGTGGAGCGCAATGGCTTGCTTTCGGCGCTTTCGATTCCGATGTACTGTGTGGGATGGTGGTCGGGGTTTGTGGGACGGTACTGCCTTTCACGCATTCTGTGGTCGCGATTGAACACTACCTCTTCCTGAAAGAGGGATACCGAGGAGGGGACCTCGCCCCCCGCTTGATCGGAGCCTTTCAGCAAGAGGCCCTTCGGCGCGGTGCTCGTGACATCACCTTGAGCAACGGTTTCGGTGGGGACCCGAAGAGGGTCGAGAAACTCTACGAACGTTGCGGCGCTGTCCGCATCGGTAGCATCTTCACTTTGGGAGCTTAATATGTGCGGTGGACTTCTTGGCGAAGCGGTTGGCGGGATCGACAAGGTCGCGAACTCGATCAACCCGATGAAGCAGCCAATGCAGTGGCTGACTGACAACACGGTGACAAAGGTCTTCAAGCCTGCGGGAAAGCTGTACGACTACTCGAACAGTCATCCGCTGGAAAGCCTTGCGGCCATGGCGAGTATCTACGCGGGCGGGGCAGGTATGGGTGCTTGGGGAGGAGGGGCCGCGGAAGGCGCAGGGGCTGCGGCGGAAGCTGGGGCAGGTGCTGGAGCGGCAGAGGGAGCGGCTGACGCGGGCTCCGTGAACCTCTTTGCCGACGCTGTGCCAGGAGCGGGGGGTGATGTCGGAGCTACGGCCGCGGGGATGTCAGGGGCGGGAGCTGACACCGCGGGCATTGGCACGATGGCAGGTTCGGGAGGGAGCAGCGGGGGATCGTTCCTGTCGAGTCTCTTTCAAGGCGGGGGTGGTGGGAGCAGTGGTTTCGGCTTCAATCTCAGCACCGCGAAGAACGGTCTCGGCGCGATGCAGGTCCTCTCGAGTCTCTATGGGATGGATCAGAGTCGGAAGCTTTCGAAGAAGGCCTCGAGCCAAAGCTTGTCGAACGCGGGACTGCAAGCCGTGATGCGTTCGATGGCGGCGCAGGGGTATCAGGGTTCGGGGAACATGATGCAGGCCCTGAGCAAGTATGGCGCGGACGCGTACTCGGCGAACCTGGGCCAGCAACAACAAGCCCTCGGGAACCAAATGTCGAGCCTCGGCCTCTTGACCGCTGGCGTCGGTAACCTCGCTGGGTGGGGGTCGACCACGGGAGGAACCAAGCCATGAGCGGCCTCGGCCAGGAGTTCATGGCGCCGATCCTTCAGGATCAGACCTACCGCCAGAACGAACAGGACCAGCCGGTTGAGCTGGCGCAGAAAGCTGCGAGCACGCGGTATACGACTGCGTTGGCGGACCGGGTAGAGATGGAGACGGCAGCCGAGAAGAGGGTAGCGGCGACGCTGTCGCAGTATGGGGGGATGGCCCCGCAGGGAGGGGGGACGGGTTCTATCTCTTCGCAGCTGCTGGGGATGTCGAGCATGTATGCGCAGGCCGGGCAGCCGACGAAGGCTGCGGCGCTGGCGCAACAAGCCGCTCAGGCGCAGGCTCACGAAGCGACCGCGCGGGCTGCGGCTGTCCGCGAAGCTGCTGCCAAAGTCAAGATGCAAGGGGAACAGTTCAAGATGGCTGCGGAACTCCTCGGAGGAGTGAAGGACCAAGAGAGCTGGCAAAACGCCAACCGCCTGTTCGAAGAGCAGACGGGGCAGGAGAGCCCGTTCAAGAACATCCCCTACGACCCGAAGGTAGTTGAGACGCTGAAGGATGCGTCGATGACGGCGTACCAAAAGCAGGTGCTCGACCTCCGGGAGAAGTCGGTCAAGGCTACGATTACGAACGTGGCGTCGGAGATTCAGAGCCGCGCCGTTCGAGACAATGTGGCGCTAGAACGGCTGAGGGTCTCGCAACAGCGGGAACAGCGAATCGCAAAGGCGGGAGGGAAGGACATCGGAGCTCCTGGTAAGGCGGAGGTGAGCGCGGCGGACAAGCTGCTCGGGGACACTGGACTCGAGGGGGATGACCGTGACCAAGCAGCCTTCTCGATCGCCTCTGAGGCCCGGGTGCTGCGGCGGAAGAACCCTGCGCTCAGCGCGGACGAGGCACTGCGGCAGGCGGCCCTCAACGCGCGGACGAACGGCAGTATTACCCCGGGAGTGAAACACCTCTTGAGCCGCAACGAACCGGCAAAGTTCAACGCTCCCGTTTCCCTCCCCACCAGCGGCAAGAAGTCCGACCTCGTCATCGGCCAACTCTACAAGCAGGGCGACAAGACTGCGAAGTGGACAAAGGATGGCTGGGTGATGGTGGGTAAGTCGGGAGCGGGAGCTCCGCCGCCGCCGGCGCCGAAGGGCGGGGGTCCGACCGATGGAGAAGATCCTGACGGAGAGGATGACGATGAGTGACATCCCGCCGTTCCCCGCGGACGATGCAGAGGCGATCCCGGCTTTCCCTTCGGGAGGAAAGAAGGCGTCCGCGCCGGTCGACCCAAAGACGCTGCCGGGGTATGAGCCTCCGTTCAGTCTCCACGACACGATCCAAAGCCTCTTTGGGTTTGGCGCGGGGAAGAGTCGCACGGGTGGGCAAACCGCTCCGCTGGTTGGGGACGACGAGAAGCTCACGCCGAAGCAACAGCAAGCGCGCAACCTCCTGACCGCCGGGGATATGGCGCTGTCGACGCCGGGTATGGTGATTGCGTCGGGGGAGGATCTGCTGGCACGAGGGTTGACGCAGGCAAACCCTGAGGCGACCCACGAACAAATCTCCGCCGCGGGCAACCTCGCCTACGATCAAGTCATGGACAAGATCGGGAGCCCTTTGCATAAGGTCCTCAAGTTCGCTGGGATCGGGAACGAGAGTGGGCGGGATGAAGAGTCCGCCATCGACAAGATGATGGGGAAGGCGGAGGAGCTGGTGAGCTCGAGTGGGGAGACGATTGCGCACAAGACTGGCGGGGCGATTAACTCGGACGATGTGAAGTCGGTGTTCCACGCGGCGATGGCGCTGGCAGGCGGGAAGGGACTGAAGGAGGGGATGGCGAAGCTCGCGGCCCGGGCGCCTACGGTTACGGCTGATGCGATGAAGTCGGTCCCGGAGGTGGAACGGGCAGAGACCTACAAAGCAGCACAAGAGGCGAAGGCTCCTGAAGCACCCGCCGAGATGGCAGGGCAAGGGGAACAGGCTGCAGTGCAAGCGGCTGCGGCCAAGACGAAACTGATCGAGCCAAAGAACCTGACTCTCAACCCGCTCACGGGGGAACTGTCCGAGGCGATCCCGGAGATGGGGAAGGAACTCCCAAAGCCTACGTCGCTCGAGAGGGCCCTGGATAAAGCGGCTGCGGGAAAGCGGTTTGACCTTACGGCGGAGGAGCGGGTTGCCCTGAAGGGCCTGGACGACGCTCCCCTCGAACACCCTATCATCGACGAGCAGGGGAAGGTTCTTCGCCGCGGTGGAAGGTTCGATCGGGAAGGGGGATCGGTCGATCCAAAGTTGCTGGCGCGGCTGGCTGCCGCCGGCCTCGGGGCTTGGGCCGGCGCTTACTTCGACTCTGACGATCAGCTCACGGGGGCTGTGATGGGCGGAGCCTTGGCACTCGGCGCTAGCGCCCTCCCCGTCAAGAGCGCTCTCGAGACCTTCAAGAAGCTCGCGGGTGAAGACACTCGGATCAAGATCAACGAGTTCGCCGACGCCCACGAGAAGTACACGAAGCTCGCGGCCGTCGACGTCTGGGCAAAGCAGAAACAGGTCGAAGAACTCGTCCCCGATGTTGCGGGACGGGAGAGAATTACCCATGCCATTGAAGCTGGGAATGTCGCTGGGCTAGCCGCAAACGAAATCAAAGCGGCGAAGATTGTACAAGACTACTTCACTGGGATTGGCGAGGTCGCTAGTCTAGAGGGGGTTCTATCTTCAGCTCGGGAGAATTATGTCACGCACATCTGGGATTGGTCAAAGAACAAAGGACTGTTTGAAAGGTGGATGGAGAGAGGGAGTGGGGCTCCTGGTATGGGGGTGCATAATCGCTTCGCGGATGCCCGCTCTATTCCGACGCTTGCGGCAGGGAAGGCGCAGGGTCTTACGCCACTGACAGAGGACGTGTCGGCGATCATGGGGATCTACGGGAACTCCATGAGTAGGTCGATTGCGAACTCGGTGTTCACGAGGGCATTGAAACTTGAGAAGGTGCCGGGGACGAATCTGGGGCTGGTGGTGAAGGCAGAGGATGCGCCGCATTCGTATGTCAGCATCAACAACCCTGCGATGCAGGGGCTGAAGGTTCACCCCGATATCGCTCCGAGCCTCAAGATGCTCTACGACGTGAGCTCTCCGGGGGCGGCGATGAAAGTGCTGCAGGGGATTTCCGACTCGTCAAAGCGCGTGGCGGTGGGGTTCTCGCTGTTCCATGCGAAGGCCCTGACCGACGCGATGATTGGTGGATCGGGGAATCCCTTCAAGGCAGTGGGGAGGATTCCGGGGTTTGTGGCTGGGACCGACAAGTACCTGCGGGAACTCCGCAAGGGGTCAGCCAGTGACCTCGTTGACCTCGCCGCGGAAGGGGGGTTGAAGTTCTCGCTGGAAGGGGAGAACTCCGTGGTGGAAGACACGGGGAATAGCTTCTATTCAGCGATGACCTCGGTGCAGGAAGGGCTGGACAAGCTAATCCCGCACGCGGGGCTGCCCGTCAAGGGCATCATCGAAGTGAATAAGAAGCTTGATACCTTCATGTGGGCACGCCTGCACGCGGGGATGAAGCTGAACATGTTCGCAGAGAAGTACCAGGTTCTCATGGACAACGCTGCGAAAGCGGCGCAGAAAGACCCGGCGAAGGGGCTCACGCGCGAGCAGGCGGCGCGGATTGCTGCGAGTTACACGAATGATTTGTTTGGGGGATTGAACTGGAGGCGCGTTGCGGAGGATTCGAAGAGCTACCTTGGACGGCAACTGGGACAAGCGATGCTCAACCCGGGAGCGCGAAGGGTGCTTGGCATTCTCATGTTCGCGCCGGACTGGACCATCTCGACCACTCGCGCTGCGATCAAGGCGTTCGGTGGTCGGCCCGACTTTATCAACCCGAAGACTCTCGCAGGCCTGCACCAGCAGTATCTCCTCCGCGCCGCCGTCTACTACATGATCGTCGGGGACGCCATCAACTACACGATGAGTGGCCATCACGTCTGGGAAAACAAAGACCCCACGGTTCTGGACATGGACCCGAAGGGTGAGCGCCACATGCAGTGGTCGAAGCACACGATGGAGCCGGTGCACTGGCTGACGAAGCCGGCGCAACAGGCGATCAATAAGCTGGGGATGATCCCGCGAGAGTCGATTGAGCAGGCGCTCAACGTAGACTACCTCTCGGCGAAGGGGCGGATGGCTCCGATGGAGTCGAGGATGAAGCACCTCGCGAAGAACTTCCTTCCCATCTCCGCGCAGCAAGCGGATCAGGGTGGGGCAGCGAGCCTCGTGTCCGGATTCGCCGGCGTCCCCATCTACGGCAAGACTGCCGAAGAGAAGAAGAAAGAACGCGAGGAACGGCGGAGGAAGAAACTGAAGGAGCACCGGAAATGAAACCGCATATCATCTGGGTCGCGAGGATACACTCTTGGCTGTGCACAGATGGGTTGACGAAGATTGTGGGCATTGGTCCCACCCCGTCGTATGCGCTCAGGGTGTGGTGGTTTGGCAAAAGGAGCCTTCATGGAACCGGTCGACAGTCGTAGTGAGGTGTTGGAACAGGAGCTGAGGGGGCAGACCGACCTCGAGGACTGGGTGTGGAATGATTGTGACCTCCAAACAGGGGAGATCGAAAATGAAGATTCTGGTGATTGATACGAGCCAAGACGGGGTGCCCTTCGCGATGAGGGCACAGGCCCGTGGGCACGACGTCCGTATCTTCCAGCCCCCACGGACAACCGGGGAGTCGCAGCTCGCCGGGCGTGGCTACGTCAACCAAGTCCGTGAGTGGAAGCCCTCGATGAAGTGGGCTGACCTCATCGTGATGACGGGGAACTCGATGTACCTGGATGACCTCGAGCCGTACTACGAGAAGGGATTCCCGATCATCGGGTCGAACAAGAGGGCAGCGGCACTTGAGCTGGATCGGGCCCTCGGCGATTCTGCCTTGCGGCTCGTCGGCGTCGACACCCTCCCCTACGAGGTGTTCGACACAATCGACGAAGCTATTGCTCATGTACATAACACCGGCATTACATACGTATGTAAAAGCTGGGGCGGGGTCGAGGACAAGTCCCTGAGCTTCGTGGCCAAGTCCCCCGCCGACATGATCTTCCGCCTCGAGCAGTGCAAGCGCCTCGGCAAGATGAAGGGGAAGCTGATGCTCCAGGAGAAGGTGAAGGGGGTTGAGATGGCCTGTGCTGCGTGGTTTGGGCCTGGCGGCTTCGGCCAGTGGAAGCGAGAGGTCTTCGAAGAGAAGAAGTTCATGAACGAGGGCCTCGGGCAGAACACCGGGGAGATGGGCACGACCATTCGCTACGTGAAGAAGTCCCAGCTCTTCGACGAGGTCTTGGCTCCGATGGAGGACTACCTTCATGGCACAGGGTATGTGGGAAATGTTGATGTCAACTGCATCATCGTTGGCAACAAGGCTTGGCCGCTGGAGTTCACAATGCGGTTTGGCTGGCCGGGGTACAACATCGAATCGTCCCTCCACATCGGAGACGAAGCAGAACGACTCTACGACTTGTGGGATGGTAAGGATTCCCTCCGCGTCCGAGAGGGAAAGATTGCCGTTGGAGTCGTCATGGCTCATGGTGACTTCCCCAACTTCAAGTGGAGTCCCGAGGAAGTATCCGGTCACCCCATCACGGGGATTACGCCGGCTATGGAACCGCATATTTGGCCGCAGTGGGTCATGAAAAAAAAGGCGCCGGTGATGAAGGGAGAAAAGGTCGTGGTGGAGGAGACGTGTTGCACGGCTGGGCATGTCCCATTCACGGTGACGGGAGTTGGCGACACCGTCGACGCCGCACGGGAAGATTGCTACGGCCGCGTATGGAAGATCGACTGGCCTTCCAACCGGATGTTCCGCACCGACATCGGCTGCCGCCTCGAAGGCCAGCTCCCGAAGCTCCAAGTCCACGGCTACGCGAAAGGGATGAGGTATGACTAAACCTGTTCGCGGCCGCGCCGACTTCCTCGACCTCGGGAACTGGAATGCCCAGTGCTCCATGTGCGGGAGGAAGAGGAAGGGCGGGGACCTCGTCCAAAATTGGCAGGGTTTGTGGCGCTGCCCAGAGCACAATGAGCCCCGCCAGCCCCAGGACTTCGTCCGCCCCGTGGCCGACAACCAGCTCCCCCCGTTCGTCCAAACGAACACCTACAACTTCGTATATGTTTGCGACCCGGAAGGGGTGACGGCAATCTCAGACTACGCAGTCGCGGACTGTGCTATTGCCGACTTCGTCTCTCCGGCCTTTGACCCTTCGGTAACGGATTAACCATGGCAGATACCCTTTTCATCCCCCGCGCCACCAATATTGTTTCGACCTGGCTCAACCAGATCAATCGGTATGTGTTTGGAGGAGCGACGGCCGCGAGCATTCGTTCTCTGGATAAGACCATCTACACTCGGTTCCGGACGGTGGGGTACTACGCTGCTGGGGATGGTGGGGGAGGGGATTACTACCTTGACCTCGCGGACACGACCAGCGCGGATAACGGCGGCACGGTCTTCGTGGCGGTAGACGGTGGGAGGTGGAAGCTCGTCTACTCGGGAGAGGTATCCGCTCTGCAGTTCGGCATGCGCGGGAACAACTCGTTCGACAACTCTGCTGCCTTCCAAGCGGCCCTCAACGCGGCCGCGGGTAACTTTAAGTTGAAGGTCCCAAATGGAACGTACCTGTTCACAACGGCATCCTCGACTTACCAGCTCCCCGGGGATGACGGAACGACAGCACCCGCGTGGCATGGCTCGGGAGATGTGAACATTGCAGCCGAGACTCCGGGGACTATGCCGGTGGTAGCAGTTGTCCCAACGGGAATTGTACTGGAAGGAGAGTCCCGAGACGGTGTGATTTTCCAAGGGGCTTACAACGTCACCGCTTCTCCGGTCAACACCTCCCAGCAGATCTTCATGTCGTTGGGGAACTCACTGCTCACGTACTGGACGGGGAGCATCAGCAACATCACAATTCAAGGCTGGTTCATCGGTGCTATTGGACAGGGAGTTACCTATCGCTCCACTTTCAAAAACCTTCTCTTCTCGCAAGTCGCGATCCCTTGGAACGGGCAGAATAGTGATGGTGCTACGGAGTGGAACGGGATCACGATGCAGACCTGCTACGCGGGGTTGACGCAGGGGGGTCGGTGGTTGATGCGGGATCGGACGAGCTTCGATATCAACTACATCCCCCCGTACCCTGCGTCAGACGTCCAGCTCGTGGGATGGTGCGATAATACCTATTGGGAGCGGATTGAGTGGAGCTCGGGAATTCCCTACGACTCCCGTGCCGCCAGCATCGACACCTTCTTCGACACCTACTTTTACAAGAGTGCTAACTCGGCCGTCTACCCGGCGGGGCGGGCTAGCGTCAATTTCACCGCCGGGGAGTGGAATGGCTTTGGCACCTATCGCGGGATCGTCGGGTTCCCTGTGAAGGTGATGTCTCGGTATGGTCGCTACTCCTTCGGGCTTCATGCCTCTCGCTTCATTACCAACAACCACCCCCGCTCACAATTCTACGCCGACTTCCTCAGCCGGAGTTATATCGGAGATTTCTACGGCGAGACGATTGGTTTTGCTGCGGGGGGAGCAGTGTTCGGGACTACCGTACCCGATCCCTACCACGCGGGGCAGCCCGTCGGCTTTGGCATCTGGATTGACCAGGGGGACATTGGCAACTTCTACGGCCACATGGGCGGGGTGAATACTGCCTCGGGTCTGGGAACGGGGCAAGTAAATCTCACCTCGAACATTGGTTCGCAGTTGACCGTTGTAGGAACGGCGAACTTGCAGGGCGGCATCAACTTCGCCAACGGCGGGTCGACTCCTCCCGGAACGACCGGCCAAACGATGACGAACTACGAAGAGGGGACGTGGACGCCTTCGGACGGGAGTGGGGCGGGGCTGACTTTCACGGGTAACTTTACCTTCACCCGCATTGGGCGGTTGGTGATTGTCAGCATGGACATTACCTTCCCCGCAACGGCGAGCGGGGCCGCGATCCAGATCAACGGTCTCCCCTTCTCCACTTTCATCACCGGGACATCGGGGTGGGCAATGGCCCATACTACGTCCAACCTCAGCGCCACGTGGACTTATGGCGGGAGCTCCTCACTGGTCGTCCGCACTCTCGCAGATGTGGCGGTCACCAACAGCCAGATGTCGGGGAAATCCACCACCGGGTGCTTCATCTACTTCATCTCCTAAAGGGAGAGGCTTTTAACTACCATCCCACCAGGGCCGGAAGTAATGGCAACCTGCCCGCCTTGAACGAACGATTGTAGAATCCCAGCGAAAGCCTTCGCATCGGGGAAGTAGGATTGCGAGAAGCGTAGCAGCTCTCGATAATCCACTTCCCCTTTCTTCTGGATGAACTCGAGGATTTTGTAGGCTTGTTGGACCTCTTCCGACTTCCCGACTTTCGAGAAGACAAAGTGGGCAGAGTCCTCCGTGGTCATGAGCATGGTGTTGGCGACCTGGAGATCGTTGAGGGTGACAACGAGTTCGTCGCGCTTGGAAGCGGCGACTACCATTGCAAGCTTGTGGAGATGGGCCTGTTTGCGGGCGAGATAGTTGTTGACCCAATCTTGGTTGTCGAGGGAGTAGGTCTTCTCCCAGAGGTTGGCGTACCACACTTCGCCCCAGTCTTCCGCCTCGGGGGAGAGCTTGTACTCGCCGAGGAGGTTGTTTGCCATCCACTCAAGGTCATGGATTAGGTCGGCGCGGAGAGAGGTGTAGTCGAAATTCGCCTGGTTCTTGAGGTAGGCGATGGGGCGTTCCTTTTTGTCCCCGTAGACGAAGATGCAACGGGAGGTGAATCCCCCTCCGATAGTGTTGGCATCCATATTTGATGCAATCCACTGCGGGGTGGTGCATGCAATCAGGTTGATCCACGGTGCCTCTACGATATCGTTCCCAGAACCTTTCGTCTGCTTCTCGAAGCGCTTCCGTCCATCCCACAAGGTGATGTGAAGATTGACCATCTTCGTGTCCTTGAAGTCCATATACATCCCGAACTCCGAGGCAAGAATTGTTATAGGAGACTGGGGGTACCAGTCGTCGCCAATGCGAAATGACTCCGCCGAGGCTGCGAAGGTGGTGACTAGGGATTGCCATGTGACTTCATCAGGGCCGAAATGGATTCCCGGAACTTCACGTAGAAGATCCATCGATCCATCGGCAGTGGTTGATTTGGTAGCGATGCCGGGAGGGGCAACGAAAACAATAAAGAACGAAGGGAACCACTGGAATTTGACTTGGTCAAACCAAACATGTCGTCGAAGAGCACCAGCGACGGCCGAGACCCCCGCCCAAAAGTGGAAGATCTTCGGGGCTTCGGAGATGGATGCGTATTGGACATATGAATCTAGCCATGAGTCAAGACGTCTTGGCAAAGCGGCCTCCGCGATTTGCGCAGTTCTCCGCGTGGGTTGTCCAGCGGCAGTTGCCGGGTTCGTAATTACCTCTGTTGTTTGGGTGCCTATCCAACTCTAATCCTGGAGGACACTCTCCCATGTCAGCGAGAAAATTCTCAAAAACACTCCATCGGGCGCAGTATGTAATTCCCTTACCTCCGTACCAACGGTAATTCTCTCGGGTAGGGTTATCGCACCTTCTTTTCATTTCTTGCCAAGCACGATAAGTTCTGGAGGTCTCTCCTTTATTTTGTCGTCTCCCTCCGTGAACTACTTTAGTGTCGGCAAATTCTTGAGAGTCTCTCCAGCAACCGCACGATACAATACGACCACTACGGAGATCACCGGAATAGGCTGTATATTCAGTGTTACCGCACTCGCAAACACACTTCCATAGATTCCCCCGTCGTCCGTGAGCTACTACTTCTTTCACTAATAGCTTTCCGATTCGCTGGCCGGTTAAGTCTACTGCGTTAGGATGAAGTTTCATTAACAGTCTCCCCAGCTTTTCGTCGAATACTTGATACCAATTGGGATTATAAGGGGCTCGTCATAAGGAATAGCCACTTTGCCGGCTTCCTCTAGTGCAAGCATAACCCTATCGTGATCTTCGATTCGAGCCTGAACATCCAAGCTATCATGTACCTGCATAAGAACCTGGATGACGTCGCGGTGGTTGTTCCACAGGTTCATCCAAATGCGGTTAATGACGCAGCCAGTCGTCGACTGGGGAACCCAAGCAATCGCCTCGCGGAAGGTCGAATCGTCAATGCGGCCAAAGAAATCAAAAGTGTAGCCGAAACGGTTTCGCACTTGGTGAGTACGGCGAACTTCTTCACAGAAAGCTTCTTGCCACTTTTTGATCTGCGGGTACTTCCCAAAGTACCAAGCTTGGGTGCGAGCAGCCTCATGCACGGTGAGCCCAATGCGCTGCGCAAGACCCTGCGGCGTTCCAAGGAAGTGCGTACCGTGGCCAAACTTCTTGAAGTCGTCGTACTTTTTGTTAAGAGTACCGTCAGGATTGAACTTCTTAATTGTCGGGTCACGATGGAACTCCCGCGCAGTTTCAATGTAAGGGTCACGACCCTCATCCAGCATCGCCTGCATTTCAGTGCAGTTCGATTCCTTCACGACGGTGCGGAGGTCGGCTTTGGAGAGGTCGATGTCGAACCACTCGTACCCCTCGTCTGGGATGAACATGGTTCGGACGTCGGGGAGGTCGAGGTCGATATCCGATTCATCGTCCCCCTTCTTGTTGGTGACGTTTTGGAGGTTTCGCCCAGTGCCGAACGCGTTCTCGGAGCTGGAAAAGCGAAACGACTTCGTCCCGCAGATGTTATAAGAGGTCCGTGCCCGCAGGTCCTCATCCAGCCGCATCTCTGCCCAATCC